TGGCCGCGTGCGCTCCGGAGGGCGTACCCTTTTCGCTGCCCCGACGATTTGGAGAAAATACTCGTCTTGTGTAGGCTGTCGGGGTGCGTGGAGACGCCGGAGGAGACGCCAAGGATGGCAAACGATGCCCAGTCTGCGCCTCGCCGGTGCCGCCGCCGCTCGGCTTCAAGCCGCGCACCTACTGCTCTCGAGAGTGCCTCCGCATCGGCGGCGGGCGCAAGCGAAAGCCGCAGTCAGTCCCGTGCTCATCGTGCGGGGTTCCTGTTGAGCAGAACCCGCGATCGCGGGGTCGCTCGCGGGGCTACTGCTCAAGTGAGTGCAGGAACATTGCGAAGAGCCGAGGGCGATACTGCGACAGGGTGTGCGGTCGCTGCGGCGTTACGTTCACTGGGATGAAAACCGCTAAGTTTTGCAGCGATAAGTGCCGGTATGAGCCGAATCGCGTCACCAAGAACTGCAAGCAGTGCAGCCAGCCATTTAGGCGCCGCGGCACAACCCAGGAGTTCTGTTCCCCGGCCTGCGTCATCGCCTCGCGAGTTGGCAAAAGAAAGCCAGCAAGGCTTCAGTGTCTTTGCTGCCAGAAGCCGTTCCGCAAGCGGTCAACAGGACGGAACTCTGGGAAATACTGTTCGCGAGGGTGTGCATTCGAGGCGAGGCGGCTGAGACTCCCGTGCGCCAGACTCACGAGGAGGCGAGAGACTACCGTTGGCGATGAGCTTGGGATTTGGTTTCACTCGTGGGGCAACGACGCAGCCGACACGCTCAATCAGGGGTGTCATAAGGGTGGGCATAAGCACAGGTGCATAAAGTATGGGTGCCACTACGAGTCATTTCCTATAAAGTCGATATTCAATCGAGACAACTGGACGTGCCAGATTTGCCGCTGTGAGCTTCTCCCCAAGTGGACGAAGGTCGGCGATACTGAGTCGCCGCACCCGCGAAGTCCCACGATAGACCACATCATTCCGCTATCGCTCGGCCCGTTAGGCCCAGGCCACCGGCCCGACAACGTCCAGGCGGCGTGCTGGAGGTGCAACATTAGGAAGTCAGACTCACTTGCGGGGCAATTGCCTACACAGTGATACTACTATGCATGGTACGCGGCCCAGCACCAATACCGAAGCATCAACTCAAGCTGAGAGGCTCTGAGGAGGCCAACTACCGCGAAGAGCTTGGCACCCCGCTGAACTCCCTCCCCGAGCCGCCCGAGTGGCTGCGGCCGGCGGCGCAGGAGATGTTCCGCCTTGTCTGCGGCTACACGCAGCGAATGGGTACGCTGGCCGAGAGCGACCTCGAGGTGATCGCCCGCTACTCGATCATCTGGGATCGCTGGCGAGAGGCCGAGATGCAGCTCGCCAAGGACGGCTGCGGCTACGTCGAGGTTACGGCTCCCGACGGCTCGCTGCGCTTCAGCCGGCCGAACAAGTGGCAATCCCAGAGCAATCACTGCCACGAACAACTGCGTCAGCTCGAAACCGTCCTCGGCCTGACCCCGGCCGATCGCACCCGCCTCGGCTACGGCGCGGTGAAGGTGGTTGACGACCCAACCGACAAGTATTTTGGAAAGCAAGCCTGACATCTGTGAGTTCGCTTCGTGGCTGCGGCACAGCGAAGGGAGATTCGCAGGGGAGCCTTTCACCCTCCAGCCGTGGCAGGAGGAGTATCTTCGTCGGCTCTACGAGACGAAGCGGCCGGATGGCAGCCGGCAGTATCAGCGGTCCCTCCTGGCAGTCCCCCGGAAGGCCGGAAAGACCGCGACTTGCGCCTTAATCGGCGCCTACGAGGGCTTCTTCGGCGACGACGGGGGCCAGATTCTGATCGCGGCCGGCGACCGCAAGCAGGCGAGCCTCCTGTTCACGGCGGCTTCGCGGTTCATCGAATCCTGCCCAGGCTTGCAGCGTCGGTCGAAGATATACAAGGGGTCGATTGTTATCCCCGGTAAGAATAGCACAATTCAATTCCTATCCAGCGAGCACAAAGGTAAACACGGCTTCAATCCGAGCGTGGTGATTGTAGACGAATATCACGTCCAGCCGAATCGCGATCTCGTCGATGTATTAGAGAGCGGCATGGGCATGCGGGACGAGCCGCTCGTCATCTATGTAACGACGGCGGGCATGGATCGCGTCGGCCCCTGCTACGAGGAGTGGCAGCGGGCGCTCAAGGTTCGCGACGGAATCATCAACGATCCGACGTTTCTGCCGTGCATCTTCGCGGCCGATCAGGATGACGACATCTTCGCCGAATCGACGTGGAAGAAGGCTAATCCGAACTACGGCATCACCGTCCGCAAGGAGTTCATGGAGCGAGAGGCGATGCTCGCCCGCGAGAGCGTGGCCGAGGAGGTCAAATTTCGGACTTTGTATTTGAATATGTGGTGCAGCAACGGCGCGAATAAGTTCTTCCGCACAGGCCAGTGGGAAGCGTGCAACTCGCCGCTGCGGCCGACTGAGGGCCGCCCGTGCTACTGCGGCCTCGACTTGTCGAGCACGAGCGACACGACGGCGTTCTGCGCCATCTGGCCCGACGAGGATGGCTCGTTCGACGTGATGGCCCATCTCTTCATCCCCGAGGAGAGCGCCGACCGCGACGAAGCCCCGTATCGCCAATGGGCCAAGGATGGTTTTGTTACACTAACAGAAGGCAACGTGACGGATTATGACGCGGTTCGTGACTACGTTCTCTCGTTTTGCGAGAAGAACTGGGTCAAGTCTGTTGCCATTGACCGATGGAATGCCACCCATTTGACGACGCAACTCGTCAATGAGGGGGTCGATGTCAAGCCGTATGGACAGGGCTACGCCAGCTTGTCGGCGCCGACGAAGCTGCTCGAAACCCTGGTTTTAGGCCAGAAAATCCGCCATGCGGGCAATCCGCCGCTGGCCCTCCATATCAGCAACATGCAGGTGAAGCAGGACGACGCGGGCAACATCAAGCCCACGAAAAGCCACTCGCACTCCACCGGACGAATTGACGCCGCTGTCGCTTTGATAATGCCGCTGGGCGTGTGCTCCGCGGAGGCCCAAGGCCAAGACGACGAACCCAACATTCTCCTGATCTGATGCCAGAAGAAACGCAAGCAGTCGAAGATATCGTCGAAATGCGCAGCGGCATCTCCCGCGTGTTCGAGGAGATGATCGAGCAGAAGAAGACGACCGCGGGCGTCTACGTCACGCCAGAGGCGAGTCTTCAGTGCAGTGCGATCCTGGCGGCCGTCAAGGTCGTCAGCGAATCCGTCGCCAGCCTGCCCCTCCAGCTCTACGAGCGGACGAGCGACGGCAAGCGGATTGCCGAGGAGCACCCGCTCTATGACGTTCTCGCCCACGAGCCGAACGACTGGATGACGGCGTTTGAGTTCAAGGAGCTGATGCAGTCGTGGCGGATGCTCTGGGGCGTCGGCTACGCCTGGATCAAGCCGGGCCGGCGAGGTGCCGTGGATCAGTTGATCCCGCTGCACCCGTCGCGGATGAAGCCCGAGCGGCTGAAGAACGGCCGGCTGCGGTACGCCTACTCTGAGCCGAACAGCCCGACGCCGACGTATTACCGGCAGGATCAGGTCTTCGCCTATCGCGGCCTCTCGCCCGACGGCGTGAACTGCTACATCCCGACGGTCTTGATGCGGGACGCGATCGCCCTGGCGAGAGCCGCCGAACTGCACTCCGGTGCGTTCTTCGGCAACGGCGCGCGTGCCGGCACGGTCATTGAAACCGATCAGCCCATGAAGCCCGAGACGCTCCAGCGACTCCGGCAGCAATGGGAGGATATGCACCGCGGCCCAGAGAACTCCCATAAAACGGCCGTCCTCCCCCACGGCGCTCATCTCAAGGAGATGACCGTCAATAATGACACGAATCGTCTTCTGGAAACGCGACGCCATCAGATCGAGGAGGTGGCCCGCGCCTTTCGGGTGCCGGCCTACATGATCGGCGACTTGTCGAAGTCTTCGTATTCGTCGGTCGAGCAGCAGGCCATCGACTTCGTCACGTTCACGCTGGTGCCGGATTTGCGCCGACTCGAGGCCGCCTGCCGCCGCGACTTGGTCGTCGATGACAAGCGGTATTTCGCCCAGTTCGACGTCTCTGCGCTACTCGTCGGCGACTTCGCCGCGAGGGCCAGTTTCCTGCGGGAGATGTGGAACCTCGGCGTCTTCAGCACCAACGAGGTGCGTCAGCAACTGGGCTACAACCCCGTCGAAGGCGGCGACAAGCGGTTCGTGCAGGTCAATATGCAACTGCTTGAGAACTACACGCCGGGGAACCCGACGGCGGCGCCGACGAAGGTGTCGGAGCAGCCTGCGGCCGAGCCGGCCCCCGAGGCTCCGGTGCCGACCGACCCTGCCGCTGCCGGCGAGTCACGAGCCGCCGAAGTCGTCTTCACTTCGACGCTTCGGCGACTCGCCGCCATCGAAGCCGACGGGATTCTGGAGCGACGCAACAAGCCGGCCAAGTTGGCGGCCTGGCTCGAGACGCACGAGCAGCGGATGCGAACGGAGTTGTGCGACGCCGCAGAGGCTACTGGCCGCGATATCGACGGATTCGTATCCGGCTGGATGGAGAAGTCGCGGGATTTGCTTCTTGATTGCCACCGCAGTGGCAAGTCTTACGAGGAGGTCACTGGATCATGGACGGATCGAGCGAACTTGAGCGACGCCTGATCGGCGAGGTGCCGGGGCTGGAAGTCAAGGAAGACCAGAATGGCCGCACGGTCATTCGGGGCTACGCCGCCGTCTTTGAATCGGAATCCCAGGACTTGGGAGGCTTCGTCGAGATCGTGGAACGCGGCGCGTTCGACGATGTCATGCGGTCGAACCCCGACGTCTTCGGCAAATACAACCATGAGCGGGTGATCGGCCGCACCACCAGCGGCACCATGCGGCTGGCGGTGGACGAGCGTGGCCTGCGGTACGAGATCGACCCGCCCCGGTCGGCGGCCGACGTGGTTGAGCTGATCCAGAGAGGCGATGTCCGCGGATCGAGCTTCGCCTTCCGCTCGAATCCGAAGGACGAGTCGTGGACGCGGGACGTGAACGGCCGGATGATCCGCCGCATCAAGCGGTTTTCGTTCCTCGGCGACGCCGGCCCCGTGGACACCCCGGCCTATTTGGCAACCGAAACCTACGTCAGCAAGCGTGCCCTGGAGATGGCGAATGAGCAGCGAGCGGATATCCCTGTGGTCGAAGATTCTGCGGGGGCTGTTCCGCAGCCCGAAACCGGCGAAAACGCAGCGGTGGAAGCCGCGGGTGAGACGCGGGCCGCGGCTGTGATGCACGCCCCCGGCGACTTCGTGGCGTGGGACGGCGGCGTCGGCCGCGTCGAGCACGTCATGGCCGAGGGGCAGTTGGGCGAGTATTCCGAGGAGCCGATGGAGGCGACGCCTGACGATCCGGCCGTCCTGATCCGCCTCTGGGAGTCGGATGACGGAATGTGGGAGGAGAGTGACTACTTCGTCGCCAAGCGGATGTCGGAGCTGTCGGCCCACGCCGATGTCTCCGAAGTCGAAGAAGACGACGAACGCGCCGTGAGCCTGAAGCCGACGGCCGGCATGGCGGCGGCGGCAAAGCGTGGCCTCCGGCTCCACGAAGAAGGCAAGAGCGGCGACGGGCTGAAGCCGGAGACGGTGGCCCGCGCGAACCGCCTCGCCCGCCGCGAGGAGATGAACAACGATTGGGTGCGCGAGATGAATGCGTGGTTCTCGCGGCACGAGTCGGCGAGCAAGTCGCCTGGCTGGGATACGCCGGGCGAAGAGAAGCCGGGTTTCGTGGCGTGGCTCTTGTGGGGCGGCACACCGGCGAAGAACTGGGCGGCGAGGAAGGTCAAGCAGCTTGAGGCCGAGTCGGCTCGTGCAGCCGAAGTGGTCGTCGATACCACCGACTACATCGGGAAGGCGGCGGCGCTGAAGGCGGCGATCCTTTCGACTCCGTTGCACGGCGTGCGTCACGCACGATAACCTACAAGTAGATACAACGCTCGCGATGGATGTCGCGAGAGCAGTGCGAGTGCCTTGAGGATTCAAGGCGCGGCGCGCTTGCGGGAAGCAATCACCCGCCGGCCGTCGCGCATCTGTCATGCCCGCCTGGCCGGCTCAGTTAGGAGCAGGCCGAACATGGCGAGCAACCTCAAGCGTCTTCAGGATCGTGCTGCGGCTCTGGCCGCTCGGATGAACGAACTGGCCGATGTGGCCGAGCGGTCGGAGGATCAGACCGCCGAGCTGCGGAAGCTCTCCGACGAGGCCGACAAGGTCAAGTCCGATCTGGAGTTCGAGGGCAAGCTCGCTGCGAAGGAGGCTGAACTCCGTGCGGTGGTCGAGAAGGCCGCCCCGGCGCCGGCCCCCGCCGCGGCTCCTGCTGCGGAGGAGCGGAAGACCGAGATTCGGGCGATCTACCCGCATCACACGACCCTCCGCGCCTTCAACGACGGCCCCGAGGCCGTCGAGCAGGCATACAAGATGGGCCGCTGGATTCGCGGCAACGTGTTCAAGAACTCGGACGATCTCCGGTGGTGCCGTGATCACGGCGTCGAGGCCCGCGCTCTCAGCGAGGGCAGCAACGCCTCCGGCGGTGCCCTCGTACCCGAGGAGTTCGCCAATCGCGTGATTCGTCTCGTCGAAACCTATGGCACGTTCGCTGCCAGCGGTGTCGAGACGGTGACGATGACCCGCGACACGATGGTGATCCCGAAGCGGCTCACCGGCACGTCGGCCTACTTCATCGGCGAAGGCTCGGCCATCACCGAGAGCGAGCCGACCTACGGCAACGTGAGCCTGACGGCTAAGAAGCTCGCCGTGGCCTGCCGGATGTCGAGCGAGGTCGTCGAAGACGCCCTGATTTCGCTGGCAGATGCCTGTGCCCAGGAGTTCTCGACCAGCCTGGCCTACACGGTAGACCTGTGTGGCTGGCTTGGTGACGGAAGCGGGAGCGTGGGGGGCATCCGCGGCATCGTGTCGAAGATCGACAACGGCAGCCACACGGCTTCGGTTCACTCCGCGGCCCCCGGCAACACCGGCTTTGAGACTCTCGACATCGAGGACTTCCTCGGTGCGATGGGCAAGCTGCCGATGTACGCCCGCAGCGGTGCGGCCTGGTACGTCAGCCCCGCCGGCTACGCAGCGAGCATCGCTCGTCTGAAGTACGCCGCTGGTGGCAGCGTGGCCGAGCTTGGTTCCGCGGCTGGCGAAACCTTCCTCGGCTATCCGGTGCGGATGGTGCATGTGATGAACAGCACCCTCGGCGCCGACGCCAATCGGGTGAAGGTGCTGTTCGGCAACCTCGGCCTGTCCTCGATCTACGCTCGTCGCCGGGACTTCTCGGTGCGGCTGTTCGATCAGGTCTACGCCACGACTGATCAGGTTCTCCTCCAGGGAACCATGCGGTTCGACATCAACCATCACTCTCTCGGCTCGACGAGCGAGGTCGGCCCGGTGGTCGCCCTCAAGTCGGCGGCCTCGTGATCACAAGGAGCACCTGAAGCATGATCCATTCCCAGAACGACCGCGTTATCGGTGACCTTTCGGCGGCTGCCGTCGGTGCGACGGCGACCTCGACGCTCGTCATCGACACGCTCGGCTACGACCATGCCAGCATCACCGTGATGCGGGCCTCGAATGCCTCGACGGTGTTTGCGAACGCCCTCAAGGTCGAGGAGTCCGACGCCGCCAGCACTGGCTACTCCGACGTGACCGGCCTCGTCATGGGTGCCGCGAGCGGTTTCACCGTTCCGGCCATCTCGGCGGCCGGCACCGCGGCGACCTCGGTCGTGAAGCTCGATGTCGATACGAAGGCCCGGAAGCGCTACCTCCGCGTGGCGTACACCCCCGGCGCTTCGGCGAACATCGCCATCACTGGCCGGCTGTCGCGTGCTGAGACGTCGCCCGAGAATGCGTCGCAGGCCGGTTCGCTGGCCTGGGTCCGTGGCTGATCCCGTACAAGCGGGACGGCCATGATGGCCGGGTAAGGCGCAAGGATGCGCGCCCGCTCCTCATAAGGAGCGAACCCCATGATGCTGCGTGTCGGTAACTGTGAAGCCGAGGTGAAGGTCTGTGCTCTGATGAGCACCCCTCGCCTCGGCTTCACTGACAATTTCTTCTGCGTCTCGCAGGCGCTGACGCCCCACAAGATTCCCATCATCAAGCACTCCGGTGCGTTCTGGGGTCAATGCGTCCAGCGTTCGATGGAAACCGTCATCAATGACTATGACGTCATTCTGACGATCGACTACGACAGCATCTTCACGGCGAAGACGGTCGAGGCGCTGATCACGCTGCTTTACTGGAGCGGCTATGACGCCATCGCCCCGCTCCAGACCAAGCGCGAGGCGAACGCGGTGATGTTCGCTCTCGCCGGCAAGACGCCGGAGGAGCAGACGACCGTGGGCGACGACTGGTTCTCTAAGCCCGTCCAGCCCGTCTCGACGGCTCACTTCGGCTGCACGCCGATCAAGACGGCGGCGCTCAAGAAGATGGAGAAGCCGTGGTTCCTCTCGGTCGCCAATGAGCAGGGCGAGTGGACGGGCGGGCACACCGACGAAGACATCTATATGTGGCGGAAGTTCGAGGCGGCCGGCAACAAGCTGGGCATCGCCACGAACATCAGCATCGGCCACGCCGAATTGATGATCACCTGGCCGTCGCGGGAGGCCGAGGACGGCAAGGTGCAGCAGCACACGACGGACTACTGGGCCGAGCGGAAGCCGCACGCCAAGGCGTGGGGGGTGGTCGAATGAAGATCAAGGTTTTGCGGTCGTTCGGCGGCTACAAGGCAGGCCAGGAATTCGACTGGGGCGACGGCATCGCCCGCCTCTACATCGGCCGCGGCCTCGTCGCGCCGGTGGAGGAGCGAGTCGAAGCCGCCGTCGTCGAGCAGCGGTCGGAGCGGGCCATGATTGATACCCGTCCTAGGAAGAGGCAGCCGAAATGATCACCGGAAACGGTCTGGTCTACGTCGTCCCGCAGTCGCCGTCGGTCGGCTTGACGCCGTATCGCAGCCTTCGGCGTCACACCGAGCCGGCGGTCGAGCCGGTGACGCTGGCCGAGGCGAAGGCCCACTGCCGCGTCGATGTCAGCGACGACGACGCCTACCTCTCCACGCTGATCACGGCGGCTCGCGTCTACGTCGAGGACATTCTGGACGTGTCGATGATTTCGACCGTCTGGGAGGCCCGCTATGACGCCTTCCCGCTCTGGGAGATCACGCTGCCGCGGCCTCCGATGCAGCCGCAGACGGTGACGGTCGTCTACCGCGACGAAGGCGGGGCCGAGAACACGATCACGAGTGCCGCGAACGCCTTTCAGGTGGACGTCTACGCCACCCCCGGCCGAATCTACCCGCTCTACAACGGCGTCTGGCCGGCGGTGCGGGGCGACGAGAACAGCGTGCTCGTCCGCTGGACGGCTGGCTACGGCTCGAGCGGATCGACTGTGCCGGCGACGCTCAAGCACCTGATTCTGCTTCTGGTGGCCCATTGGTACGCCAACCGGGAGCCGGTAACGCCTGCGAATCTCCAGATTCAGAACATCCCGATGACGTTCCAGACGCTCCTGGCGGCTTCTGGCTGGGGGGGCTACCGATGAGCCTGACGGCGACGGTGCAGGCGAACGTGTCGGCCACCCGCACCGAGCAGGTCGGGCTGACGCGGGCCTCCACTGAGCATCCCGTCTCGTTCTCGTTCGACGTCGGCGACTGCTCGAAGGTCTGGAGCGACCGCCGCACGTTCGGCGCCATCGGCCACGACGATATCGACCTGCTCTCAAGCGGCATCGCGATCGTCAAGCTCATCTGCATCAAGAATCTGTCGAAAACGTCGGCTATCGCGATGACGGCTGGCTGGAGCGGCACCGACTTCCGCAACTTCGTGCAGGACTTCGTGGGCTGGAACTTCTCGCCGATGATCAACCTCGGCTCGCTGACTTTGAGGGGCTATCCGATCCGCGAGGGCGGCGCCTTCCTGCTTTCCTGCCCGAACTCGAGCGGCTTCGCGACGACTTCGGGCGGCAGCATACTCCGCATTGGCGGCGTGCAGGGCGAGCAATACGAAATCTACGTCATGGGAAACTGACCGATGCCTCTGAATGCCCAAGTCGCCGTATCCATCGTGGCCCACGAAACCGCCGCTGGCGATCTGTCGCGGGCGATGCGGGTCACGCCGGCCACCTACGCCATGCTGTTCACCGACGGCACGGCGGCGAACCAGGCCCAGGTGGTGTGGAGCGCCGTCCGCGTGTGCGCAGGCAACGACACGATTCAGCTCTCGTCGCTTCCTGACACCAGAGACGGCGCGGCGGTAACGGTTTCGTTCACGGCGGTGAAAGCGTTGTATGTGCGAAACACGCACGCCACGAACTTGCTAGGACTGAGCACTTCCTTGAACAACTCGATCGGCGTCGTGCCCGGCGGCGTCTTCTTGGTCGTAAATCCGAGCAACACTGGCGCGACGAGCAATATCGGGGCGGCCGTGAATCACTTCATCACTGCCACGGCAGGCACGACTTACGAGATCGTCATCATCGGCGAGGGCACCGTAACGTGATCAAAGCCGGGATGCTCAATGAGCGAGTGACGATCCAGGCTCCGACGGAGATTCGGAGTCCGATGGGCGAGGTCACGCTGTCGTGGGCGAGTGCCGGCACGGTCTGGGCCTACGTCGAAGGCTTGTCGAGCCGGGACATCCTCCAGGCCCAGCAGGCCAACGTCGTCGCCACCCACAAGGTCATCATCCGCTACCGCGCGTCGGTGACGGTCCAGCACCGGATCGTCTGGCGAGGCAAAACCCTTGAGATCGCCAGCGTGACTGAGCGGCAGCACCGCACAATGATGGAAATGCTCGTGCGAGAGATGCAGTAATGGCAATCGTCACGCCGAATACCGTGCCGAGGATTCTGGACGGCGGCCTCACCGGCCGCGAGACGGCCAGCGCCTTCGCGCGTGTTCAAATTACTGGAGTCAACGAATTCGCCGCCCGCCTGCAAAAGGCGGCCGACGCGCTGGGCAAGGATCAGTCGGCCTTCTTCCTTCGGGCCGTCCGCAACGCCTCGGAGCCTATCCGAGTCGGCTACATCAACAAGGTTCGCGACGTCACCGGGAACCTGCGGAAGTCGGTCAGAACAAAGACGAGGAACTACGGCAACGGCATCTACGTCGCGGTCACGGGGCCGGCGCAGTCGGGCAATCGCGGCTCTGACCCAGAAGAAGGCAGCGGCAATCACGCCTGGCTGGTCGAGTTCGGCACGGGCCGCCGCAGGCCCGGCACACAGGGCCGTCGCACCTACGTCAACGTCCACCAGCAGATCAACGGCCGGATGAAGCGTACGCAGACCATGAACGACGAGCAGTTCGCTCGCTCCGGCGCCGGATATTACTTCATCATGGGCAGTAGGGACGAGCCGACGCGGCAGGCGCGGCGTGGCAGCGGCTACCCGCACGACTTCGGCCCGATCACGCTCGGCCCAGGCGACACCATCGCCCCCATGCGAGCACAACACCCGATGGAAAACACCATCCGCGAGTCGGCAAACGTCGTGCAGACCTTACTCAATAACGCAATCTCCAGGCGGATGGCGAATCTCTGATGCTCATCTCACCCGAAAAGCACGTCTACCTGAAGCTCATCTCCACGCCTGGCGTCGTGCGGCTGGTGGGCTTTCAGGTCTACCCCATCGCCGTGCCGGCGAAGCCCGTCGCCAGCCTGCCGTTCATCGTTTACAAGCGGTCGAATATCACGCGGGAGTCGTCGCTGTCGGGGCCGATGTTCATGCCGCTGGTTAGCCTCCAGATTTCGTCGTGGGCGCTGACGTATGACGGAGTCAGGGAGCTTGGCGACGAGGTGCGGCTGGCCCTCGACGGCCACACCGGCACACTCGCAAATGCTACTATTGAGGATATGAGGTTGGTGTCGGAAACCGACGACTTCCTCGACCCGACCGTGGCTGGGGCGCAACTGCCGCCGGCCTACGAGGTGAGGCAACTGTATCAGATTAGGTGGCAGGAATCTGCCACTTAGTAACTGGCGCAAGGAGGCGCAACACATATGGCCGGCGTTTCAGCACAGGGACTGACGTTCTCGTTCGGTGGCAGCAATCTCACCGTCACCTCGTTTCAGGTCAATGACACGCAAGACCTCATCGACGGCTCGCACCTCGGCATCGCGCCAAACGGCCGCCGGGAGTTCGTCGGCGGCTTCGCCACCGACCGCGAAGTCACCTGCGACTACATCTCGACGAACGTGCTCACGGCTGGCACCTCAGGCACCCTGTCGATCTCAGGCCCGGTGGCGTTCAGCGGCTCTGCGACCATCGCGTCGGCCTCGATCGGCGGCTCCGTCGGCGCCCTCATCAGCGGGAGTGCGACCTTCCGCGTCGCGTAAGCGATGGCTGGAGTATCGTCGCAAGGCACCTACTTCTCGTTCGGCGGCGCCGTCTATACGGCGACGAGCATCACCGTCAACGACGGGTTCAGTGGCGGCGGCAGTGGCGGCTCGCTGCAACGGCAGCGAGTGTCGGCTGCCACGCTGGCGTCGAACCCCAATTTCTACGAACCGTATATCCCGCTCTGGTTCCCTGACCCGACCGGCCAAGGCGGCGGCGGCGAGGATCGCACCAAGACGGTGGACGTTGAGTTTATTGGGCAGACCGCGCCGCCAGCCGGAACGTCCGGCTCTATTTCTGTCACCGGGCGGATTTCTGTGTCTGGGGCGGCGACCTGCACTGGGTCTTCAATTATCGCGCAAACGGGAGACGTAGTCCGCGGCACGGCGTCATTCAGGTTGAGGATTTGACCGAATGCCGTTCTCACTGTCGCACAACTCGACATTTAGCTTCGCCGGAACAACCTTCGACGTGACATCAGTGTCCGTCGAGGGGCCGACAGCCGAGATCGTTGATATGACGCCAGGCGGTGCTCCTGTGAGCCACAGGGTGCTGGTTGCTACGGGTGGATACACGGACACGGGAAGCATCGACGTCGAAGCATTTGGATTCGCTGACCCAAAAACTTTTATCGGAGTCGCTGGCGCAGCAGTGTTTGCCACGCCTCTCGGAACTGTCACGAGGAACGTGATTTGTGAATCCGCGTCAGCAGAGGGTCGCGTTGGCGAGCTGCTGCGATTGAGATTCAAACTGAAACCAACGGACTTCGCGTAGGAGCAAGTAAATGGCAGTTGATCTTCGTAAGCGGCTTCTGAACGCCAACGACATCAAGGTCGAGGCGATCGACATCCCCGCCTGGGGCGGGACGTACTACCTCCGCGTCATCAGCGGCAAGGCCCGCGAGCAGTTCGAGGAGGCGTATTCGCAGGAGAAGATGAAGAACTTCCGCCTGCGGTTCCTCGTGCTTACGCTCTGCGACGAGGAGGGGAAGCCGATCCTCGCCGACTCCGATATGGACGCGCTGGGCGAGCGGTCGAGTGTCGAGATCAATCGCGTGTTCGACGCGGCATGGAAACTCAACGCCTTCACTCAGGAGGCAGTTGATGCCTTGGGGGAAGGTTCGCAAAACGCCCCGAGCGACGCTTCCTCTTCAGGTTAGCGCTGGCTCTGGGCAAGACGGTTAGGGAGTTGCTTGATTCGCTGGATTCCGAGGAGCTGTCCGAGTGGATTGCCTTCGACCAGCGGTGGCCTCTCCCTGACCCGTGGTGGCAGACGGCGAGGTTGGCGAGAACGATCATGGCGGCCTCCGGCAACTACAAGAAGTTGCCGGAGGAAAAGGTCTTTATTCCGGCGAGCAAGAAGGCGGAGCAGACGCAGGCGGAAATGCTCAACGAGCTGATGAAGCTCCAGCAGCCTCAAGGATGAGCAATGAGCGGTAGGGGTTACATCGGCAAGATTTCCGCGATCGTCACGGTGAATACCGCTGACGCTTCGCGGGCGTTTAATCGCTCTGGCAAAGAAGCGCAGACCTATGCACAGGGGATGCGACGCGCGATCGAGCAGGCGACGCGGGACGCCGGCAAGTCGTTCGACAACATCTTCACGCCGTTTCAGAAGCTCCAGCGGGCGCTGGAGGCGTCAAGGCGAGCCGACTTCAACCTTGGCAATACGCCAGAACTGAAGGAGCAGATTAGGACGGTTGAGCAGCTCGCCCTAGCGGCAAGACAGTTGGCGACGCCGCTGGGAGCGGCGACGAAGCAGTTCGACGGCTTGGCGCTTTCAGTGCAGCAGGGGTTTGGCAGCGCGTTGTCGCGGACGCAGGCTGAACTGATTCGCGTCAGGGATACCGTTCAGACGGCCACTGATGGCGGCGAGGCCGGCTTTCGCGCTGTCACGGCACAGGTCAATCAGACCATAGCCTCGATTAGGCAGCTCGCCGAGGCGTCGCAGAGGGTTTCTGCACTGCCCACTGGGCGGGAGCTGGCATTCAGCGACCCTAGGCTGTCGGCGAATCTGAACGCCGCGGCCACTGCCGGCCAGCGAGCGGTGGCCCTGCCTCAGCGAGTCATCGAGTCCGATCCGCAGATTGCCCAACTAACGGCGCAGATCAACCGCGTCTCTGAGCTGGCCGTAGCTGCCGCTGCCCGCGTCAAAGGCGCGTTCGGAGGCTCTGAGGCGCAGGCCGCGCAGCAGGACTACGAAAGGCTCAATGCCGTACTCGAGCGAACCATCGCAAGGCTGAATCAGAAGTACCAGCTATTCATCGACGCTGAGAAGGCGAAGAAAGACCTTGACACTATTCAAGAAGCCATCGCTCAGATTAGGGCAGCGGAAGAGTTTAGGATCACTGGTGACTTCCAGAACGCAAGGCAGATGCAAGACGAGCTTCAGCGAGTCCTTGCGTTGCGCGATCGCCTAACCAATGCTCAGAACGCAAGGATTCAGCCGCTCGCTGTCGAGGCTCTGGACGCAGCCGCGAGCGGCAATCTTGACGAGGCCAGGAAGAAGATCGCCGCGCTTCGGTCGGCAGCCGAGACGGCCATTCAGGTCAACGTAGACGTCGCTGACGCCTCCCGCCGCCTTGATTCATTTAAGGCGAAGCTGGCAGGGATCGCTGACGCAATCGGCGAACCGAGCGACCCGATGCAGCTTCTCGCCGTCGCCTCACGAGACGCCGACGCGGCTGTGAGAAAACTCGGCAATACGCTCGCTGGCGTAGACCTCGGAGACGAGCTTCAGCGGCTGCGCGGCGACATACTCGCCTTGTCGAGCATCCCAGAAGGCACGCTACGCAACCAGGCAATCACGACGCTGGCTGGGCGGGCAAGAACGATCACCGGAAACGCCGCAGCAGCTTCCGCGACGGCAGGAAACGCCACCGGCACGTTTGGGCCGCCAACGATACCGCCGCAATTCGACTTGGGTGCGGCCATCAATGACCCGCAGCGCCAACTTGACGCACTCCGCTCCGGCATCGTTTCAGTAAAAGGCCAGATCGACCAACTTCCTGCCGGCCTCCGTCAGCAGTTCATCCCAGCGATCGCGTCTGCCGAGGCTGAATTCCGCAGGCTTGCCGCCGCGCCGAACCAGTCTGCCGTCGCGATCGACATTGCCCGCCAGCGATTGCTCCAACTCACTAGGGAAGCGGGCCGCGCATCCGAGGCGCTGAATTTCCGCCGCTCATTCGGCAGTCGCGACGCAATCATCGGCACGCTTCAGACGCAGCAACTTCGCGGGTACACGGCGCAGGTTCAGATTCTTCAGGGCGAACTGGCGAGGGTTTCTGGGCAAGCCCGCGGCCCAGCCGTGGCCGCTATCGCTCGGCTAGGCGCTGTGATTTCAGAGCAGATGCGGCGAGGAACCATTGACACTGAGGCAGCGCGCCTGCAAATCCAGCGGCTTCTCGCTGATGCGACGCGAGCAACCGCCGTAGCCAGTGGCTTGAGTCCAGCAGCACTTGGCCGAACCGTCGCTCGCGCTGGCGACGTCGGCCGCCAAGGCTTTGCCAACTTGAGCCTCGGCGTCCAGCAGGCAGCGTTCGCCATTGAAGACTTCTTCTCGGTCACAGGCGGCCTTGACCAGCGCATCCGCGCTGCCGGCAATAACATCTCGCAGCTCGGCTTCGTGCTCGGCGGCACGACCGGCCTCATCACGGGCATCTCAGTCGCCATCGGCGCCCAGCTTGTCGCCGCCATCATCAGGTGGAGTGGCGTCACCGAAGACGCCGAGAAGCGGCAGCGGGAGCTGAAGGACGCCCTCTCTTCGACGAATTCCGCCCTGGAGCGTCAGCGGCAACTCGCCGAGCAACTCCGCGACGTGTACCGCGACCTGGCGAAGTCAATCGCCGAGGCCGGCGAGCCGGAGCGGTTCAGGAACGAGCGCCAGCAACGGGAGCAGATCGACGCCGTCCAGCGGCAGCAAGAAGAGCGCCGCCGCGCCGCCATCGAGGCCAATAGCCCGCAGATCGCCCAGCAGCGCGGCCGGATCGCGGAGATTGATCGGCAGCTTGAGACGGAGCAGAACGCCGCCACTCGTCGCCGCCTCATCGAGCGACGCAACGCCGCCGACCTCGCCGCGCGCCGCGAGATCGACGATATCGAGCGGCGCGGCGCAGAGAACGCCGACGCTCTCATTCAGGGTCGCGGTGGCATCGACGGCGCCCGGCGCGCGCTTCTTGGGCGAGGCGGCCCGCGCGAGACTGTGCAGCGAGACATCAACGCGGCGGCTCGCCGTGGCGACGAGGCTGAAGTCAGCCGCCTCGCCCGCGAACTCGCCGTCATCGAGAACACGATTTCGCGGCTTGCCGACGCATCGGCCAGGCTTGGGGCCGAACGCAGCCAGTCGATCGTCGGCGGCCTAAACCGCATCCAAGACAGGACGCAGGGGATCGACGGCGTTTCACAGGTGGACGCCGCGAGCCAGATTCTCAGGCAGCAGATTGAGCGACTTGAGAACGCCGTGTCCAGCGGTGCGATCTCGTTTGAGGAATTCAACAACAAGCTTCAGCAAGTCAATGCCGTCGAGGTGATCCTTGAGCAGGCGGCCGAGCAGGCACGGGCCTTCTTTGACGCCTTGCAGTCGGCGGCCACCGACCTCGCCCGCGCCGTCGAGCAGGAGGCCAGCAGCCGAGCCGTATCGCAGCGGCGGGCGGCGAATGCAGCCGAGGCAGAGTTCGGCCCGAACGATCCGAGGGCGCAGGTAGCTCGCCGCCAGCAGCAGGAGGCCGAAGCGGAGGCTCGCCGAACCGAGCAGGAGCGGCAGAGGATCGTTGCCGAAGAGCAGCGAATCATTAGGCAGTTTGAGGGGCAGGCCCGCGCTGGCCGCGGCGACCCGGAAGCGGCCGCCCTCGCCCGCCGCATTCAAGAGCTTGAGGCGACGCTGGCGAAGCTGCCTCGCACGCCGGTCGAGGCCCAGGAGCAGGATCGCCTGCGGCCCGAGCTTGAAGGCAACCGCCGCCGCCTGCGGCAGCTCGCAGAGGCGACGCCCGACGTCCAGCGGCTTCGCCAGCAGGCGGACGCAAACGACGTTCGCAACCAAGACTTCAACCAGAACCAAGACGCCGTGCGCCGTGGCATGGAGGCTGCGATCACGCCAGCGCAGCAAGCAGGCGAGGCTCTCCAGAGAACGCTCAACGACCTAAGTGCGGCGTTCGACGCTGGCGCGATCAACCTAGATCAGCTCACAATCGCTGCGAGCGAAGCCGCAAGCGCCACGGCCCGCGGGCTTGCCCCAGCCATCGCCGAACTCTTCGACGCCGTCCAAAACGCGGCCGCGCAAGGCCCGTCCCGCGCGGCACTCAACGTCGCCGACGTCTCCCAGGCCGAAGGGTCACGGGAGTTGACGCGACTGCTTCGTGGCGACGATGCGGCGAGGAACGTCAACATCGCCCAGCTTGAGAGGCAGAACCAAAGCCTCATCAAGATCATTGAGGTAATGACTAAGGTCGAGCAAAAGATGGGGGTCGTAGTAGACCTCAAGTAAGGAGATGCAATGCCAGACATCACGTACAACATTTCGCTGAATGTTTCCAAGGACTTCCTGTCAAGCAACATCCAGGCCAACGGCGTCACTGCGTCGATGAGCAATTCTGGCCTAAAGAGCGACACCTACACGCTCTCGGCGGAAGCCGTCAGCATCTCGACGGCAAACCTGTCTCAGGCTGGCGTTGCGTTCATGCGGAACATTTCCACGGCAGCGTCAGCGACGGTTCAGATCGGAATCTCCGCAGGTGGCTCATTCGTCCCGTTCGCGACACTGCGGGCCGGCGAGCCGGCAATCATGCGGCTGTCGGCTGGTTCTTCGTACCAAGCGATCGGTTCTTCTGGCGCCCGCCTGCGCGTTGACATTACGGAAGGGTAGGCACCATGCCGCGTCTTGTAAGCGAAATAACACCAGGGCAGCAGTTCCAGTTTACGGCGTCAGAAGGCGGCGTAGGCGCGTCGCTGACCCGCGTGTTTCGCATTCTGCTCAGTTCGCCAGGCGAATACGTCGATCTCCAAGCGGCGTGCAACGTGCTAGCTGGGTCGCCGCACCCGAGGGAGACGTATCTCGTCTGCACCGACTTTCAAGGTCAGTACGAAGGCGAGAGCCGGATGGTGCTCATCGCCACGTTCACCTACACGGCCGACGTGGCGTGGGGGGGCGAGGGCGGTGGCTCCGGCGGTGGTGGTGGCGGGCGACTATCGACAAATCCTCAGATACGGCCTGCAAACTGGTCAATTTCATCGTCGATGGTGGAGGTGCCAGCGTATTCCTGGGCAGAGGTCGTTAATGAGGGCGGCGACTTTGAGCCGGAGGAGCCTGCCGCAAATCCATGCGGCGATATGTACGACGGCGTCACAAAGCTCGAGCCGGTCGTTACGATTACAGTGGAGCAGCAGGAGCTGATTGACCCGACGAGGCACGTCATGCACGTCGGCAAAACAAACGAAAATGTCATAGACATCGGGTCGCTCTCGTGCCCGCGAAGGACGGTCATGCTGAGGAGCGTTCAAGCTAGGCCGTTCGTTGAGCAGTACGGCGACATCTTGTACCGCGGGTGGGCTGTCAGCTATGAGTTTGCGTTTCGGCTAAACCGCATAGCCGGGCTTCGGCTGGGGGAAAGCGACAACCAGACCGCCGACATCGGATGGGATATCGCCGTGCCGCAGACTGGATTGAACATCATCAACAAAGACGAGGCCCTAGGCGGCGGCATTCACGAGATTGGCAGCCTGCTGCTTGAGCACGAGGACTACAAAATCAAAGACTGGCCCGACGACCCCAGCCTCGCGCCAGGAACCAATAACCGCAAGGTTCGCGGCATGATTCTTGTTCACTCCTATGAATCAGGCGGCGCTTCGCAGTTGCCGTGCGCCCAGCCGATCCCGCTGAATGACGACGGGACGCCAAGGTCAAGCACCGCGACCCCAAAAGTCATCGTAAAGCGATACAAGGTGACTGAAGAGATCGACTTTAAGACGACGCTGAATCTTAGGCTTGGCTAATACCCTCCATGTCCCAAGAACGCTACTTCATCGGCCCCGGCCTCCGCGACAAACTGCGTGAAACGATCACGCGGGTTGACGGGATGATGGATCGGGAGCGTGGGGTGAAGTCGCAGGTTGTGCATCAGGAAATGATGCCGGGTGGCGGTGGCGGGAAGTCTTTCCGCATCTGCACATACACCGGCGCGTGGAGCATGGGCGACACGAAGTCGGTGAAGTTTAAGTACCAGACCACAACACCGAACACAGTTGCTGCGACAAACCTCTTCCTGAGTCTGCCAGACAACGGCGAGCGCGACTGCGCGATTGCGAAGGATGGCAAGGATTGGCACCTAGTTCAGTGGCAGTGGAACGCTGCGGCGGCCATCAACCAGGCATCGCTCTCAACAGGCGGCCTTAGCTTTGTATCCATCCCGGTTGCAGCCATCGGCACAGCGACTTCGTTTGGCAGCTTTATTCCACTGACGCCACAGGGCGTGATCGTTGGCGCTACCCTTGGCACCGCGTCGCTTAACTTTGACACGCGGCTGGTTAGGGTGCTCGGCGTCAGCACTGGTGGCTCTCTAAGCATCTCAATAACAACGTGCTCTTAATCGGTGCGCACTTATGGGGCTTGCGGTAAAAGGGAATGGTCTTCTGGTGCGAGAGCCTGGAAGGCTTAGTGTCGGAGATGCTTGCTGCTGCCGACCATGCCCGAAATCGTGCGACAGGTTTTCGCTGCCAGGGGTTGGCCTGCCTAGTGAGCTGTTGTTTTCGATAAAAACATTTAGCTACGGTTTTGGCAGCATAAGTCTAAATCCGGTTGGCGACTACATTATTCCGGTCGATGAAACTGGGTGCTCCGTATATACAAAGGGATTTTTTCCGAACGAACCGCCGCTAGCTCCGTGCGTGCTCTTTGATAACTTTTGCTTCGTCGGCTGCGCCTACAAGCTCATCATATTGCTCATAATAAGCGGGCCAGGAGTATCTGTAAGTATTGCTGTTGCCGACTACATCCCACAAGACTCGATCTTCGGAGGCGAGGTCACCGGAGGGCGGTCAGTCGGGTCATTTCCGGCGTCAGCGCTGTGTTCGCGCGCCTTTCCGATCACGGGAACAGTTACCCCAGCAAACTGCGTCCCATTCACGGCGACTTATGAAATCAAACTGCCATGAGCAAGCTTTGTGCGTTTGTTGACAATGGCGGTGCATGGAAATGCACCGCGTGCGGCCGACACGCGACCAAATGGAGCGAGACGCCGCCAGTGGCTGGTTGCGGAGAGCATCGTGCTTTCTTCGCCCAACCCGGCCCAGGCACCGAACTCAAGTCTCTTCTTGAAGAATGGCTCGGAATTACGGCGACGCCGGGTTGTGAGTGCAATTCAATGGCGGCGAAAATGAATCATCTCGGCCCCGACTGGTGCGAGTCCGCCGCCGGCCTCGCAGAGATTCTCGGCGTCATGCGTGACGAGCACGGCAAACGGCGGGCGGATGGCCGCACCAAGCTCCCGTGGACTGACTTTGGGGCCGCGCAGCTTGTCAAACTTGCCTGCCGCAGGGCCAGAGCGAAGGCCGAAAACCAGAAGGCAATCTAGGGAAGCGGTCGGCGGGGGAAGCCTCATGCCGCCTGATTCGCAATGCTACAATAAACTACTATGTCTACCTTTACGCAGCTTCCTGGCTCGCTTGACATCACGTTCGTCCAGGGCGACGAAGTGTCGATTGCGCTGGATTTTGACCGCGACCTGACGGGCTTTACCGTCAGCACGGTGGTCTACGTTACGAATGTGTTCGCGGCCGGGGGCGGCGGGTCAAGCTTTGTCACGACAGTCGGCGAAACGGCGGCGACGTTTGCGGTCAGCCCGACAAACCTCGCGCAGGGGCAGCTTTTGCTCGGCCTCTCTGAGTCGCAGACCTCCCAGCTTTCCCCTGGCATCGCCTACCGCTGGTACATGCGGTGGATTGACCCGGCACTGGTGACCAGAACCGTCCTGTCTGGAACAGTTACGGTGGTGAACCCGTGAGTATCAACGTCAACGTCGTCGGCTCCACGGGGATCACGACGCTCATCACCAACAACGAAACGGTCAACGTCGGCGTCGGCACGGCGTGGCAGGCCCAGGTGCCGTCGCTCCTCGTCGAGGCTGGCGCCAACATGACGGTGACGACGACCAGCGGGTCGTTCACAGTTATAGGACGCGACCCGCCAGTCACCAGCGTGAACGGCAGGACGGGCAACGTAGTTATCACTCGTGGCGAATTGTCTGCCGCCCCCGCCTCACACACGCACCAGGCATCCGACATCGCCGACTTCCAGTCGAAGGTGGTGGCGAATGCACCAGTGTCAAGCGTCGCCGGCCGCACCGGCACGGTCGTCCTATCCGCGGCCGACATCGCGAACCTGACGAGCGTCGCGAACGTCGTCAGCGTCAATGGGCGCACTGGCGTCCTAAACATCCTTGGCGGCAGCAACGTCACTGTATCCACATCGACGAGCGGCATCACCGTGGCGGCTGCCGCGGCACCAGTGTCAAGCGTCGCCGGCCGCACCGGCACGGTCGTCCTATCCGCGGCCGACATCGCGAACCTGACGAGCGTCGCGAACGTCGTCAGCGTCAATGGGCGCACTGGCGTCCTAAACATCCTTGGCGGCAGCAACGTCACTGTATCCACATCGACGAGCGGCATCACCGTCAGTTCAGCGTCGCCGCCAGTGGCTAGCGTCAACGGACAGACCGGCGCGATCAGCATTCTTGGCGGCGGCAATGTTACCGTCTCGACGTCCACGAGCGGGATCACGGTCGCGTCGGCCACGCCGCCGGTGTCAAGCGTCGGAGGACTCACGGGTGCCGTGTCGATCGTCGGCTCCGGCCTGACCGTTTCGACGTCTTCGTCGAGCATCATCATTTCGGCGTCTACCGCAGCCTCCGGCGGCGGGATCGCCATGTCATACCTGTTTGGCTAAAGGTGCCTAAATGCCGTCTCCCAACATCGTCTCGCCGACTTCGATTGTCCTGAAAAGCATTGGCACGTCGGTAGGCACGTCGAACCTGACGGTCGTGACCTGCCCGTCCAACAAGTCGATCAAGGTTTCGTCGTTGATGGCCGCCAACGTGACGGCGACGGCGTCGTCGATCAGCCTGCGGTTCGACGACGGCACGGCGACGCATTCGATGATGGCGAGCATCGCCGTGCCCGACAACGCGACGCTCTTGTGCATCACCCGCGAGAACCCCGCCTACCTCAAGGAAGGCGAGAAGATCGAGGCGGTGTGCGACGCCGAGAACGCAATCCACCTCACTGGAAGCTACGAGGAAATCTCGTGACGAGCCGGTATATCGGATTCACGCCGTCGCCCACGACATCGTCGGCATCCGGCATCTGGTCGCCGGGTGAAGTTCATGGGTACCGATCCGCCAGCCTCTGGCCGTCGGCGCCGCCGGCGATGTTCCCGAATCCACTTGACCTTGACCCGGCTTCCATCAGCGGACTGACCGGCTGGTGGGACGCCTCGGACTCTTCGACGTTATTTGATGCTACGTCTGGCGGATCGCAGGTCGCCGCCGATGGCACTGTTGCCAGATGGGAAGACAAGAGCGGCGCAGGCAATCACTGGTATCAGGACGTGGGTACGTCTATGCCAGCGCGAAAAACAGGCGTTCGCAATTCCCGCGATGTTCTTCGGTTTGATGGCACCGACGATTCAATGTCTTTCAGCGTGTGGACGCCAAACATAGGTCTGCTCGTGTCCGCGGCCGCGCACACTGTCTTTGCCGTCTTTAAGGCGGAGTCGGTGTCAACGAACGACTCGTCTGACGACGCATATTTAAACGTGTCAATTCTTTCTGACGGCGGCCCCGTTTATTCGATCATGTACCTTCGGTCGTCTGGAGTCGTTGGGACGCTTGTCATAAGTGATTGGAGCGCAACAAGAGTAAAAGCGTCGCGCTCGCTAACTGTCGGAAGTTGGGCAGCTGTCACGTCGCGTCATGACTCCACTATCGCGGTGCACGTAAACGGGGAGGCCGGCACGGCGTCAGGGGCCGCCACTGCGGTTAACACAGTCAACAGTGCGGTCCTTGGTAGCTCGTACTTTGGGTCTACCTTTCACGGCGACCTCGCCGAACTCATCACGTACAACGTGGCCCTCTCAGCCACTGACCGCGAAGCGGTAGAGTCGTACCTGATGGCAAAATGGGGGCTGTAGCCTCGCTGCTTGCGTCTCCTGCCGGCTAAGTCTAGGCAATTCGCCCCAAACTCCCTTGACCCCGTGAGCCTACACCCCACAATAAAGGCCCATGCCATGCGACCACCATTTTACGCTGGCCGGTATGAAGTGGCTTTTCCGCTTCACGCGGCTGCGTGGGCTGGCGGCCGGATGGGCCTACGTCCCTGACGCCAAGAACCCAAAGCTCGCCAGGAAGATACTCATCGACGAGCGTCTGCGTGGGCGGTCGAAGCTGGAAACCATCATCCACGAATGTCTCCACGTCTGCCCAGGAGGCCCAGCGGTCGATGAGGCCCATGTGACCGAGTCGGCCAGAGATATCGCCCGCGTCCTCTGGGCGCTGGGCTACCGCGAAACGGAGTGAACTCTATGGCGAAGCGTTCCGCCATCGCCGCGCTCGACGCGGCCATCAAGCACTCGCAGGCCAACGGCCCGCAGCGGTCTTGGTTCTCCAAGCTGCCCAAGGAGGCGCAGCAGGACTTTGCCGAGATCAAGAGCCGGTATGCCGCCGGCCAATATCGCGGCGTTTCTGTCGCGATCATTCACAGAGCCGCAATCGCCAGATGCAAGGAGGAAGGATGGCCGGAACCAAAAAGCGTCGGCACGATAAGGGACTGGCTGAATTCCTAGACCGCGAGATCGACATCGCCAAGGACGCCGAGGCCGCCCGGCTCCGCGACGAACTGACGACAATGCGTCGGAAGTACGAAGCGGCGCTGAAGCAGGTTGACGCCGCCAAGGCGAAGGCCGATCAGATCGTCGGGATGCAGGGCATCAAGGCGGCGAAGAAGCTTCCGACGCTCAAGAAGAGCGGTCGCCGCAACCCAGCGACGATGATGGTGCTGCTCTCCGACATTCACTGCGAGGAGCCTGTGTCGTTGGCCGAGACGAACGGGCTGAACCAGTATTCCCTCGACATCTGCGAGAAGCGACTGGCCGAGCTTCAGGAGCGGTTCTTCACGCTCCTCGAGCACGAGCGGCATCTCGCCGACATCGGCCGCGTCGTCGTCTGGCTCGGCGGCGACCTCGTCAGTGGGCATATCCATGAGGAACTGGCCGAGAAGAGCCAGCTTGCCCCGATGCCGGCCTGCCGCTGGATCGGCGCCAGGATGCGGCGGTTCATCGACGCCGTCAGCGATAACGCCGATCAAGTCGTGGTGGCGACTTCCAGCGGGAATCATGGCAGGAGCACCCCCAAGCTGCGCTGCCAAACAGAGCTGGAGCACAGCTTCGAGCAGAACCTATATCTGACGATGGCCGCCGCGGAGACGCGGAAGAACGTCCACTGGCAAGTGGCCGAGGGCGAACTGAACTACGTCGATCTCGACGGCTTCACGGTTCGCTTCCTGCACGGGTTCTCCATCAAATACAGCGGCGGCGTCTACGGCCTCGCCTTGCCGGCGATGAAGGCGATCTCGGCGTGGGATGCGAGTCGGCGCGCCGACCTCACCTGCTTCGGCCACTACCACTCGTTTGGCTGGCTCCGCGGCGGCCGCTACGTCTCGAACGGCAGCGTCATCGGCCACTCTAGCTACACCGTGCGCATCAAAGCCGGCCACGAGGCTCCCTGCCAGGCCGCGGTCGTGATTGACCACTCCCGCAACGAAGTCACGAAGGCGATGCCGATCTGGTGCGACCGCGACCTGCGGGGGGCGTCGTGAACGATACCTTCCTGCTCCGCAAGGCGGCCGAGGAAGCCGCCGAGCACTCCGAAGACTCTCGCACGCAGAATGGCGCGACGCTCCTGCTCGACTCCGGCCGCTGGCTCACCGCCGCCAACTGGCTGCCGCTGGGCGTCGAGTCGCGGCCCGAGCGGCTCGAGGCTCCAGAGAAATACCGCTGGATCGAACACGCCGAACGCGCCGTGATCTTGAAGGCCGCCGCCTGCGGGGCTAGGACGCGAGGTTCAGTGCTCTACTGCCCGTGGTTCGCCTGCGCTGACTGCGCCAGGGCGATCATCGGGGCCGAGGTCCGCGAGGTGGTCGGCTCGGTCGCCGCCCGCCAGGCGACGCCGGAGCGGTGGGAGAAGGAAATTCAGTTCGCCGAGGCCATGCTGCGTGAGGCTGGCATCGCGATGCGGTGGCTCGCGGAGCCGCTGGGGGTGACGATTCGATTCGACGGCAAGGAGCTGCAACTGTGATCATCGGTCTATGCGGGCAGGCAGGGTGCGGGAAATCGACGGCTGCGGCTTTTCTGGAGCGGGAGGGGTTCGTGCCGCTGGCGCTCGCCGCGCCCCTCTACGAGGCTCTGGCGGCCATTACGGGCCTGCCCGTCGAGACGCTGCAAGACCGGGCCACGAAGGAACTGCCGATCCCCGGCATCGGCAAGTCGCCTCGCTATCTGCTCCAGACGCTCGGAACCGAGTGGGGGCGCGGCATGGTCGGCCAGACCATCTGGATCGACCGGCTGATGCGGCAGGTCGAGCACTGGACGGCCGCGGGCCGCGGCGTGACGGTCTGCGACGTACGCTTCAACGACGAGGCCGAGGCGATCCTCGCCGCCGGGGGCAAAATCTGGCGCATCTACCGCTCCGAGCACTGGATCGGCGGCGAGGCGGCGAGGCACTCCAGCGAAGCCGGCATCGACGAGCGTCACATCAGCCGCCGGATTTACAACGACGGCGATCTCGACGCCTTCGAGGGGCAGATAATGACGGCGCTGGCCGCAGAACGCCACTGCGAGAGACTACTGGCTGTTACAATGTAATAAGACCCGTGACACGCCACGAGCGGCCCGCCGAGGCCCGCAACGCACTGGGAGGTGCAAATGTCTGAGCCGAAGATTCGTCGCAAGTTTAAGAGCGTTCCCGTCACTCTTTCGACGGCTACGCAGATCGCCACGACCCTCCGCTGGGATGACGTCGCCGGCGGCGCCCTCTTGATGGGAACGTCGAGCACGAACGTGACGACGCTCCAGCTCTGGGCCAGCGACCGCGTCGATGGCACCTTCGGCCGGCTTCGCAAGGTAGACGGCTCGGCCGCAGACCTGACCCTGTCGGCGTCTTCGACGGAGCCGCGGATTTACGCCCTGCCCGACGAGACGTATGGCTGCGGGGCCATCAAGATCGTGTCGGCCAGCACGAACTCGACGTCGGCATCCTGCGTCGTCCTCCTCAAGACGTGAGCGGGAGGAAGCAGAAGGTGACGGCAGAAACGAAGGATACGCTGTTCGGCATCTTGGAGAGGTGGGGTCTTCCTACCCTCGCCGCGATCGCGCTGGCCTGGTTCATCAGGTCGGATTTGCTCCTCCCGTTGCTCGAGGAGCACCGGCTGACTTTGAAGGAAGTCAGGGAAACGCAGCGGGAGATCGCCGAGGCCGTCACCGAGCAGACGAAACTGCTCTACGCCCTTCAGCCGAAGAGCGGCGACCGGGCCGTCACGGTGAGGGCGGTCGAGTCGGATTCGCAGCCGAACTAAGGCCTTACATCCCTTACGGTAGCGCACTTCCATGCCTATGTCGCCTAGATTGCTTCGCCCGCGAGCCTCTGGGGCGTCTGCAATTTTTGCCACCGACGCAGACGCGCGGGCCTACATCGCAGCGGTAAACGCAGCCGATGGGCAACCGCTTGAACAGGCCACGCAGCTTGCCATCGACGCCTTTGTGATCGGCTGCAAGGCAGACGGCATCTGGTCGGCCATCAAAGCCTCCTGCATTTTGATGGGCGCTCGCACGCTGTCCGGTGCGTTGACGCCGCTGGTCGGGGCGGCACCGACTAATTTCAACTTTGTTTCTGGAGACTACAACCGCAAGACGGGGCTGGTCGGAAACGGATCGACTAAGTACCTGGACAGCAACAGATCGCTCAACAGTGATCCCCAAAATAATTTCCATCTTTCTGTTTACATAACCACTGGTGGTAACAACCAGGACTACTTAGGAGACTTTGCATCAGGCAATGGGAATTTGCTCCAGCTGTTCAACAGCACTCACTTCGCATACGCCAGAGGGGCGGGAGTTATAGCCCGCACATCGCAACCAGGTTTTTTTGGGGCCGCGCGATCAACGTCGTCTGCATTTACGGCGCGCGGTTTCGGTAGCGACGCCACAAACACATCCGCCACCAGCGTCGCGCCGCCAAGCAGGAACTCATTTGTTTTTGCCCGTAACACCCCAGGCGGCGCATCTAGCCATTCCGTAGCGAGACTTGCCTTCTACTCCATTGGCGAATCGCTATCGCTCGCGGCTTTAGACTCACGCCTGACTACGCTCTACAACGCCATCGGAGCCGCGATCCCATGAAGTTGGGTGACCTGACGCTCCCGATCAGCTACGAAGACGCCCGCCAGTTGGCGTTGGTGTTCACGCCGCAGCTTGCCGGTCGGCTCGCGGAGCTACACGCCCAGCATGGCACGCAGAAATGCGTGCCGGTGCCTAGCGTGCTGGCCGATGGGCGGCTCATGCTGTGCGCCGACGTTCTGACTGAGATCGAACCCGGTGGCCTGCTCCACGCCATGTGGGAGGCAGCGGACAAAAACGTCCTGAACGCGGCGGTAGAGGTGCTGCCTTGGGCCGAAGCGGTGGCGTTGCTGCCGCCCGATCCGCCGATGGGTGAGTGACTTTACACCCACAGAGTACAGACGCGCGGGGCTGAACGAGCGTTGACCTAGTTGACCCATCGCATAGGCTGCGGGCATGCGAGTGCTTGATCTCTTTTGTGGCGCAGGGATGGCCGGCGACGGTTACGCCCAGGCGGGCTTCGATGTCACAGGCGTGGACATAGTCATCCGCCCTGGATACCCGTATCAGTTCAAATGGGGCAGCGCTCTCGGCGTTCTGGCCGACAGGAAGTTCGTAGAGCAGTTCGACCTCATACACGCCTCGCCGCCGTGCCAGCTGCACACGCGGGCGAAGCACCTCCGAGCTGCACAGGGCGGCGTCAGCCAGTACGGCGACCTGCTGACGCCGACGCTGCGGCTGCTTCGCACCTATGACATTCCGTGGGTGGTGGAAAATGTGCCCGGTGCCCCAGGTATGGAAGATGCCGTCGTTGAGTGCGGATCGGCCTATGGGCTGAAGGTTCGCCGCCACCGGCTTTTCCTAGCGTCTTTTCCGCTCGTCGGCTCTGGCTGTTTCCACTCGCAGCAGGGCAAGCCAGTGGGCGTCTACCACCGAATGGGCGACACCTGTAAGGGGATCGACCGCAAGACCGGCAAGCTGGTCGTTGGCGGTTCGACTGCGAAGACGGAGCAGGAAGGCATCCAGGCTATGGGAGTGGATCGCGTTATCCCTTGGGACGAACTCAAGGAAGGTTTTCCGCCGGCCTACACTCGCCACGTTGGCGAGCAGGCTATGCGGCACATCTTGGAGACGCGAGCAGCTGCGTAGTGCGCCCTAGACGGTCTAATGGGACAAATGCAAGACCTGCACATCACGATCCACAACGGCGGCGATGAGGCCGTCGCTGCGGTTGAGCGAATAGGCAAGGAGTGGCGGGAGCAACTGGAGCGGGCCGCGTCCGAGATCGACGGGATGCGGCTCACCGACCAAGAGCGTGAGGCGATTATCGTGGCGTCTATTGAGCTGAACGCACTGCATATGTTTGACACAAACCACGCCGCCTCGTTGCGCGGGCTGCTGGAGCGGCTGTCCTGAACGACGCTACTCACCGTAGGTGTTGTCGCGCAGGAACTGCGTAGGATCGGAGCGAACTGCGTAGTAAATTAGGTAGTACCGAACACTAAGCCTTCCGCCAGTCGCCCAGTGCCACACTGGAGCTATCGCCTTGTGCAGGCTGGCGGCGGGCAGGGGCGAGACGTGCGCGGCCCGATACAAAGGGACAGGCGACGAGTGGGCCGCCCCAGTGGCTTTGCAACGCCTGCGGCCGGGCTTTCGCAATTCTGGAATCTGGAAAATGACACTCCCGCACGAGCGAACGCGAGCCGTCCTGAGCACGCAGGATTTCCTCCTGCGGCTGACCTCGCCCTACAACGGCGGCATCAAGGGAGTGCCGACGCCCGTCCGCGAGGAGGCTAGGCGGCTCCTTCGCCATTACCCGCTCTGGTTCGACCTGGGCCGGGCCGACGCCTTCGATCCAGAGGCCGCCAAGCGGATCGCCAACGCAGACGAGCGTTGACCCGATTGACGGGTCCGCTAGGCTGCACCGAGCGGGACAATCCGGCCGCCACGGCGGGAATCAGCCCGAGCGGGAAAGCCCGAATCGTATCGGCAAAACGACGAAAAACGTCGGATTGCCAATATGGATTCGGTAAGAAGTCCGCGATAGTTTTTCTGTCAAAGAACATGACAGTACACGCCGCAGAGAGAGCGATGAGCGACTTCCCCACCGTTGACCGCGTGATCGCAGAACTGAAGCGGTTGGCTGGCGGGCCTTGGAACACCGACCGCGAACGCGAGGTCGGCAATGTCATGGTGGACGCGAGGCATTGCCTAGAGCAGTTGCTGGAGTTGGCATCGCTGACGCCAGCCGAGCACGATGCCCTGAAGTGGGCCGAGTGGGAAGGTCCAGTCCGCTCGCAGGCCGAAGGTGCGGATGAGCGAGCAAGTGCGATTCGCGGCATCCTGAGCAGGATGCCAGTGCGTTACTGAGCGAAAGTGCGGCTATACCCAAACGGGTATGACCATACAGCGGCGATATCCAGCCCGCCTCTTGCGTCTTCCGCCGCTGCTGATACCCTACTGACTCCCACAACCCGAAGGAGCACGGCATGGAAAGCCTGACTGCCCTGGCGAAGCAATATCTCGCCGCCCGCAACGTCTCGGCGCAGCACGAGAAGAACGTCACACGAGTCGCCGAGAAGTGCGGCGAGCTGTCGGCCGACCGCATCAACGCCTACCTAAAGGCCAGATTGCAGGCGGTTTCGACGATCACGGCGAAGACGGAGCGGACGATCCTGCTCTGCCTCTGGCGATGGGCGTGGGACAACAAGCTCGTCGAGCAGCCGCCGCGGGGCATCCTCCGCATCAAGCCGATCAGGAAGCCGACGAAGGCGTGGACTGAGGAGCAATGCAGACTACTGCTCACCAGAACGGCCGAGATGACGGGCGTGCTCCGCAGCGGTGCGAGGCTGGGGTCATTCCTGCGGTGCTGGGTTTTGCTTGGCTATGAGGCCGGCGCCCGCCGCGGCGACCTGTTTTCGCTGCGGGCCGAAGACTTCGATGGCGACGCGCTCCGGTGGACGCAGCACAAAACCGGCGATCCGATCAACAAGGTGCTCACGAAAGCCTGCATCGCCGCCGTCCGCGAGATGCTCGCCGTATCTCCCGACGGCACCGTGCTCGGCTGGGTCTGCGGCCAGCGGCAACAGATGCGGATCATGCGGAAGTTCCTTGACGACTGCGGCGTCGGCGGCTCGAGCAAATGGCTGAGACGCTCTGGGGCGACCCACATCGAGATCAGGGAGCCTGGCAAGGCCCGTCACCATCTCGGCCACCGGACGCTCGACCTTGCCGCCAAGGCATACATCGACTGGACTCAGGTTCGCCGCGAGATGCCGAGGACGCCGGAGTTGGCTGGCTAGACAACCTTCGGCAACCGCGACGGCGCATCGCCGATCTCCGGCATCACGATCCGCGGATCAAGGTATCGCCTCGTCACCGCGGGCGACGAGTGGTCAAGCAGCGACTGTGCGTTGCCGCCGGCAGCCTCGTAATAGGAGGCCGTCGTCTTCCTGATCCGGTGGAACTTGCTCCACCGATCCGTCGGCAGGCCAGCTCGCTTGAGAATCCGGTCGAAGCGGTGGTACAGGGCCGGGGCGCCAACGTCGCAGGGCCAGACGAGCTTCCGTCGCGGCTCCGCAATCGCGTCGATCGCGATCGCCGTGTCCGACGAGATCGTGCGGGCGATGTCGCGGCGGCGGCCCTTGCGCTCGTCGGCGCGGAAAATCACAAGTGTCCCGCGGACGTCGGCGAACGTCAGCGACCGCGTGGCCGAAATTCGTTCAGCCGTGTCGAAGCAACAGAGTAAGAGCGATCGCCACCAATCCGACGCCTTGATGCCGCAGATGCTCCCAGGCTCCGCAGAGGCGGCCTGAATGAGCGCCCGCATCTGATCCTCGAGCCACGCCTCCGGCACACGCTCCGGCACGATGACCGGCCGCACCTGCGGCCCGCGGGCCACACCAGGCAGAGCCTCTGAAAAGGCGAAGGCCCAGAGGGCGCGAAGCTGGGCACGGTCTTTTGCGGCGGTTGCAGGCTCACGCTCGCGCAGCCGCCATGCCAAGAACCTCGCGACCTTGTATTGCTCAAGGTCTTCGGTCGTCGGCTCGCGGTAGCCGCAGCCTTCTTCGATCCCGAGGTGCTCGCCGAAGCTCTTCAGCGTGAAGCCGTAGAGCTTCACCGTCCGCTCCGAAATCCCTTTGACGGGAGCGTAGTAGTCATTCAGCACATCAACTAGACGCAAACTCATGGCGTATCTCCCCGCTCAAAGGTGCCACATCCTTGCGGGGGGTCAATCCGCCTCATGCGGAAAAAATCAATCGCTGTCAATCAACAGGCGACCGTTTTCGCGGATCGTGCGGACGGTGCGAATTCGACAGGAGGGCCACTCGGCAAGGTTGGTCTTCCACCAGCGCTGCCGTGCTATCGAGTTGGCTTCGCTTTTCGTTCGCGCCCGCACTACGATCTCGTCAGCGTCGCAAATTCCCTGATCTTCCCACTCAACCAAAACCGTATAGTTCGTTGCTGTCGGCATATTCGGTTCCTTCCGAGTTATTTCCGCCAGCGAGGAACAATAATCCCCTATCCTCCATTTCGACAAGGGCAAGTCACTGGCCCGCGAAAAACACGGTGTAATCGTGAAAGACACTGCCATCGGAAGCTTCGAGGCCGCCTGCCTCCTCGGAGTCCATTTCACCCAGCCGGCGGCGATGGCCCGAAAAGGGCTTTTGAAGACCCGCCTCGTCCGCAGCCAATCGGATCAGGCGGAAAGTGTCCGAGAAGTCGCCGTCTACTCGTCGCGAAGCTGCGAGGAGGACTGGCGGGAGTATGAGCGGCGGCAGGCCGACGGCACGGTTCGCCGGCCTCGCGCCCACGCCGACGAGCGGCCCGCCATGCAGCGAAAGCTGGCAAAGATGACGGTGGAAATCGACTTCCACGACGCCATCGGCTCCGTCGAGGCCGCTGAAATCCTCGGCGTGACGATCCCGTGGGCCGTGCGGATGGCCCGAAAGAAAGAAGTCGTCGGCCGTCTTCTGCTCAGTGAGCGGGCGTCGGCGGCTCGCCGGTGGATATTCAGCAGGAAGAGCTGCGAAGCCGCTGCCTCGGCGGCCAAGCGTCTGGCCGCCTCCGGCAAGAAAATCGGCCGACCGCGCAGCCGATTGAAGCGGGCCTGAAATCATTCTGTTGACAAGTAGCCTCTGAGCCGATACTCTCTCCCGCCAACCTACGGAGAGGTAACCGTGCTCTGGATACATCAGCAGGAAGCTATCGAGTGGGCCAGGGGCCGCCGGGAAGCCCTCTTGCACTTGGGGATGGGATGCGGGAAAACCCGCGTCGCCCTTGAGATCATCAAGGAGCTGATGATCGCCGGGTCCATCAGCCGCATTCTCTGCGGCTGCCCGCGGGCTGTAATTCCCGCCTGGTCGAAGCAGGTGGCCCTCTGGCTTCCTGAACTTCGCATCCTCTCGCTGACCAAGGGAACGTCGGCCGAGAAGGGCAAGAAGATCATGGCGGCCCTCGCCGACACCTCTCCCCTGCTCGTCGTCGCCAACTACGAGTCGCTCTGGCGGATCAAGGAAACGGAAAAGATCGCCTGGGACGTCTTGGTCTACGACGAGGTTCATCGCCTCAAAAGCCCGAGCGGCTCGGCCAGCCGGTGGGCGGCCCGCATGGGCAAGAAAAATCCGACGGCAAAGCGGATCGGCCTATCAGGCACCCTGCTCGCTCACTCGCTCCTCGACGCCTTCGGCGTCTACCGAGCCGTCGAATCGCCGGAGTGCCCGACGTTCGGCCAGACCTACACGCTGTTCAAGGCGAACTACGCGATCACCAATCCGCATATCCCCGGCATGGTCATCGGCTATCGCAACCAGAAGCAGTTCGCCGAGAAGATCGCGGCGACCACCTTCCACCGACGGTCGGAAGACGTACTCGACCTCCCCCCGATCCATCACGTTGAAATCCCCGTCGAACTGACGGCCAAGGAAGCCCACGTCTACAAGCAGCTTGAGAGAGAGTTCTGTGCCGAGGTCGAGGCCGGCAAGTTCGTCACGCCGCAAAACGCGATGGTTTCGCTCCTGCGGATGCTGCAAGCCTGCCAAGGGTTCACGCGGATCGACGACGAATCGACGGCTCGCCAAATCGACGAAACGCCGAGTAAGCGAGCCGCCTTTGCGGATATGCTCGAGGACTTGCCGGAGAACGAGCCGATCGTCGTGTTCTGCCGGTTCAGGTCTGACATCGACAGCGTCATCGCTGTGTGCGAGTCGCTCGGCCGCACCGTGAGCGAGCTGTCTGGTAAGATCGACAATCTTGCCGAGTGGCAGGCCGGAAAGACCGCCGTACTGGTCGCGCAAATCCAGTCGGGCGGCATCGGCATTGATCTCACTCGCGCTTCTGTCGGCGTCTGGTATTCCCTCGGCCACTCGCTCGCCGAATGGCTCCAGGCCATCGCCCGCCTGCACCGACCAGGGCAAGAACGACCCACGCGATTCTTTGCGTTGGTCAGTACCCTACAGACGAAGAAAACTGCGGATGGCCGCGTGTACGAAGCCCTTCGAGAAAGAAGAGAGGTGATAGATGCAGTTGTCAGAGGATACTCGCCACAACAACGCGCTCTCGGAAGCGCTTGAACGGATCACGCAGATCGACCGCGAAATCGACGCGGCCGAGCTGGCGGTGAAGGAACTGAAAAAGCGTCGCGAGGCGCTCGCGGAAGTCGCCGTCGAGGAGATGACGGCGGGGAGGCTCGACGGAGTTCGAGTCGCCGGAAGGAGTTGGCGGATTGAGTGGGAGCACTCGGTTTCCGCTACGGGAGAAATGCAGGACGCGATTCTCGCCGCGGCACGAAAGGCCGGCATGGAAGCACAGCTCGTCGGTGTGAACACGACTCGGCTGAAGAGCCTGCTCAAGGAGTTGTCGAAGGCAGCGGGCAAGGACGCCCGTGCGCCTTGGGCTGACGGCACGCCGTTCGCCGGCATCGTCAGCGAGTTCGTTCGGCCGGTTCTCCGGCACTTGAAGGTTGGTTGATTGCCTGCCGCACGTCGCGGCCGGCTGGTTCAGAAGGACGCTCTAGGAGAAAGACCATGAGCACTGCGATTTCGACGACCGTGAAGACGATTGATTTCCCGGCCCTCTCGCCGACCAGTCGGCAGGCCAGGGTGATCGCGGCGAACCTCGAGGGTGAGCCGATGCGGGAGCAAGACCTGATTCGTGTTCCGACGCCAGCGGGCGGCGGCACGGTCTGGTCGATCGACAACCAGGGGAACGTCGAGACGACCGAGGAGATCGTCGGCATCCTCGTCGCCGAGGGCCGCCGCGGCGTCCTTTGGCCCAAGGATGACCCGAGCGAGATGCGGCCCGTGATCGTGTCGCACGACCTCCTCGTCGGCTACCGCGTGTCTGATGATCTGGGGGATTGCTCCGCACCAGCTCTGGAACGCTACCGTATCGGCGATCGCCGCTATGACTGGGCGGCGCTCTCCACCGGGCCTGAGTTCGGCTGGGGGAGCGGCAAGGGTGGCGGCCGGAGCCGGAAGGTCAAGGAGTCCCGCGTGCTCGCCATCCTGCGTGACGGCGAAACGTGGCCGCTCCTCGTGACCGTCGGGGCCGGCTCGCTCGCGAACTGGCTGCCGTTCCGCAAGCGGTTGCCCAGCTTCATGTACGAGTGCGTGATCGGCCTGAAGCTCGTCAAGGTCAAGAACGCCGGCGGTCAGCCCTACTCCCAGATCGTGCCGCGTCTCGTCGGCCTGATCAGCGAGGAGCAGGGTGAGATGGCTGAGAGGGTCTATCACAAGCCCCTCACGGCGATGTTCCAGGCGCCGCCGAGCGGCGCCACCGTCGCCGCCGACGACCTCGGCGACGAGTAGTGGTCAGCGCTGGGCCGGCAGCCTCACCGGCTGTTCATCGGAGCCGGCCGGTCGCCTATGCCGCTTAGTGGCGTGGTAACGGCGGAAGTCGGGCGGATCACCTGTGTTTCTCCACTTTCCACAGGCCCGTCTGGCGACTTTGGCCCTCTCCGGCCCCTGAGAAATCGGGGGCCGGGGAGGGGCTTTCATCACACAAGGAGGGGTCAGGATGAGCGACAACACATTCAAGTGGGCGGCGCAATACGCAGCCCGCGGCTGGTACATCGTCGTCTGCTACGGATCGAACGGCGAGAAATGCACCTGCCGAAACCCAAACTGTCAGACGCCTGGCAAGCACCCGATCATGGCGGCGTGGCAGCACAAGGCCACAATCGACGAGGACGAGCTGGGCCAGTGGTATGACGGAACCAAGAACTACAACATCGGAGTTCAGCTAGGCGAGCGCAGCGGGATCATCGACATCGAGTTCGACTCTGAGCAAGGCCGGAAGACAGCCGAGCGCTTCGGCCTTGATAAGGCATATACGCCAACCTTCACCTCAAAGCGATCGACGCACCGCCTGTTTAAGTGGGACCGCAGGCTTCCGCAGCAGGCCGTCTACAAGCTGGCTGGCCTTGAGATTCGCATCGGCGGCGGCAAGAAGGGGGCGCAGTCGATCATGCCTCCCAGCTCGCACTCGAGCGGCGTTTCGTATTCGTGGGTTGCCGGCATGAGTCCAGACGAGTGCGAGGTCGCAGAACTTCCGAAGGAGTTGCTGACCGCGATCGTTAATGATGTCGGCGAAGGCGGCGAGCGGCGCGATAGCGCCAACAAGATTCTGCACCAGTCGATGAACGAGGGCGACCGCCACGACTCGCTCGTCCGGTTTGCGGCACGCCAGTGCATCAACATGGTTGACGTCCACGACCCGATCGAGCAGCAGGACGTTCTCGCCATGATTCGGGCGATGAATATGCAGCGGTGCAACCCGCCGAAGGGTGACAAGGAGATCGAGGACATCTTCCGTCACGAACTGGCGTGGGCGACGCGAAAGAGGGCGCACGGCGTCATCGAAGACGAGGAGAAGAAGCAGGCAGTCTCCGAGCGAATGGAAAAGGGTGCCGATCCTCCGCAAGAGGACGGAGAGTCGTCGCTTCCGTTCACGATCACCGGCCTGCGGTATGACGGCACCGAGTGGTGGCCTGGGCAGTGGAAACTGAAGGTCATCCACTCCGACCCGGTGTCCTACACCCTCACGGTGCCGGTGTTCAGGGAGGTGAACGGCGAGCAGAAAACCGTGAGTGTTCACGTCCCGCTGTGTGCGGAGAGTTTCCGCTCGGCCGCCAAGGTCGCCCAGGCCATTCTGGAGGCGACGCACACGGTCATCGTCGATGCCGTGCCAGAGGAGTGGTTCGGCATCTGGAACGGCCAGGGAAAGAAGAAGGGCCAGACCAAGGCGATCCGCGGGCTGAAGGCGAAGCTGATGGACGAGGCAATTCAGGAATCGGCGACCGCCGAGAACTGCCGATTCGCCACCGTCGCAGGCTGGTTTATGGAGGTGCTTTCGATGACGCCGCAGCCCGACGCCGACGAGGAGGAGGACGGCTCGCCAGACGTCACCGGGATGCCGGCGTGGGTTCGAGGGAAGGACGGCGTCTGGGAACTCTGGTTCGGCTGGTCGAAGGCGTGGGAAATGGTTGACCGCGGCCGGCGAAAGCTCGAGGACGGCGACATCCTGAAGATCAAGAAGATGATCCTCGCCGGATCGGGCCAGAAGGCTCTCCCGGCCTCCAGGGCGGCCGGAGAGGGCGGCAGGAGCCGAAGGTTCGTCCGGTTCACCAACGAGCACATGCGCGTTCTGGAGCGGCTTGCCGCGGGCGAGTTCGGGGCCGAGGCCGAAACCGCCTTTTCTATTCACGCGGAATTCCAAAACGAAATCCAAAAAAAGTGATGGATTTTTGGAAAAGTGGTTTTTGAGTCACAAGTGGTTGTCGCACAAGGACTTGCGTCTGACCACATTTTCTACCCCCCCTTGGAAACATGGTCATGGCAGCGTTAAAGAAGGCAAGATTGGTAGGCGGGGCAGGCACGGGAAAGACAACCGAGCTTGTTCGGATCATGGAAGCGGCCAAATCCGCCCTCGGCGGAAGCCCGTTTTCCATCGGATTCACCAGCTTCACGAGGGCGGCCCGCGCCGAGGCCGTCGATCGCGTCAGCTCGGCCTGGAACGTGCCGGGTGAAGTTCTGGCGAAGGATGGGTGGTTCAAGACGGTTCACGCCATTGCCCACCGGCAGCTCGGCATCAAGCGAGGCGAGCTTCTGGATGACAGCAAGGCTTCGGCCTCGTGGATCGCCGACGCCCTCGGCGTTAGCGTCAGGACGATCATCGACGACGATTCTGGGTACAGCCGGTTTGCCGGCGAGAAGTCGGCTGCCGCGGCCTTGAACGCCTGGGAGCAGTGCCGGAGCCGCCTCGAGCCGCTGGAGTCCACGATCCGGCGTGCAGCCAGGCTTGGCGAAGACGTGCCATCGTACGCGGTGTGCAAGCAATACATCGACAAGTACGAGGCCGCGAAGCGGCTGGAGTGCCGCTGCGACTTCACCGACTTGTTGGCGAGGTTTTCTGGCGTCAGGTTCTCTCCAGAGGGATTCGAGGAAACCGACCCAGAGGGCGAGCTGCCGCCCAACGTCAAGGCGTGGATCATGGACGAGCAGCAGGACGCCTCGGCACTCGTTGACCGCTGCTGCCGACGCCTTGCCAGCGGCGATAACGTGCAGTGGGTGTACCTCGCCGGCGATCCCATGCAGTCCATCTTCGGCTTCGGAGGGAGCGATTCACGGCACTTTATGAGCTGGCAGGTGGACAAGGAGCGGGTGATGCCGAAGACCTGGCGATGCCCTGCTCCGATCCACGAACTTGGCGAAGCCTGCCTGAAGCGGATGCGGAGCGGATACTGGGATCGGGGGATCGCGCCGGCCGATCACGCTGGTGAAGTTGTCCGCGGCGGATACGCCGAAACGGTGGCCGCAGGCTTGTCTGCCACCGAGCAGACGCTCGTGATCGCTCGGTGCAACTACATCGTCGAGATGTGGGAGGCAGTGCTCGCAAAAAAGAGGCTGCCGTTCGCAAAGCTGAAGGCCAAGGACAATACGAAGTTCCTGCGGGCCGTGAACGCCTTGTGGGAGCTTGAAAACGGCAGACATGCTACTCCCGAAGATTTCGCGGCGGCCGTCGATCTATTGCCGGCGATGGGGAACATGGTCAAGGGAACGAAGGCAGCCTGGGGGCGCGACGACACGCTGCGGCGATGGGAGGTCGTGCTTCCGTCCGATTTGGAGGGGGCCGGGATGAAGCCGGAGTTCGCGGACAAGCTGCGAAAAGGCGGGTGGGGCGACCTGTTTCACGGCGGCGAGCGGTGGCGAAACGCCGCGATCAAATACGGGCCAGAACTTGCGACGAAGCCGGCGATCAGGGTGGGAACGATCCACGCCGCGAAGGGGATGGAGTCCGACAACGTCGTGCTATCCACGACCGTGAGCCGACGGATTCACGAGGCCCAAGGCATCGACTCGGATCAGCACGACGAGGAGCGGCGGATCGAATACGTCGGCGTCACGAGAGCCAGGAGAAAGCTGATTGTGGCTACGGAAACTGGGGCAGACTACAAGATGAGGTTGCCGATATGAGCACGCTTTTTGACCTCGGAGCCGACGAATCGCGAAAGAAAAAGAAGAGGGCGAGGCCGGCGCCTGCGTCGGTCGCCGTCGAGGCAGAAGCCGGCCTGCGGCCGCCCGGCGCTGCGGGAGACGTCGCCCCGATCATTGGACGGCTCGATGACATCGCCTGCGCTGACGAAAGCTGCGGCGGCGAGGCACACGATGTCATTGAGCGCGGGTGGGCCGAGATCGACGAATCAGGGAAAAAGAAGAAGGCGTGGAAAATTGAGTGCTGCTTTTGTGGAACAGGCCAGTGGGTGGCGGCGAGAGAGGAGCGTCCAGCAGAGGAGGAAAAGAAGCCATCTGGCGAGTTTGTGTTCGCCGCAGGCAGATACCCCGGCATGACAGTGTCTGAGGCCGCTTCGCAACCCGGGGCGATTGAGTACCTGAAGTGGGTTTCCGAGCACCACAAGGAGCAGGCCGTCAGAGAATCCGTCCGAACATGGCTTGACCTCAATCGGCCCGACGCATAACCTACTGCCCAGCACAACGGAAAGGACTCCGCATGGCACTCGTTCTGACTCGTCGCCCAGGCCAAAAGCTCATTCTTGAGCGGCCTCGCATCGAAATCATCGTCGATTCCGTCGTCGGCAAGACGGTGAAGTTGGTGATCAAGGCACCTTCGCACGTCAAGGTGACCCGCGACGAGCTGGTGATGCGGCTGTCGGAGGCCAAGATTCATTCCCCTGAAGGAGCAGTCGAATGTTCGGAATAGGCACCATCGAAATGTGTGTGATCGGCAGCATCGCCGTGATGCTCTTTGGCGGGCGTCTGCCGAAGGTGGCCCGCAGCGTCGGCCAGTCGATCGTCGAGTTCAAGCGCGGATTTCTGGAAGTAGACGCCGAATGCCGCGAGATCGAGCGAGCCATTGATTCGAAGGTTCAGTCCTAACCCCTAGGAGAAGCATCATGCGTTCCATCGTCCTTTCCCTGTTCCTCGCCTCTTTCGCCGCCTTCGCCGCTGCCGACACGACCGTGGTCGTGAATGGCCGCCGCACCGCCGGCGTCGTCTCGGCGCAGGATCACGCCAACCACCTCGCGGCGACAAACACGTTCGTCCACTGCGGTCGCCGTGGCGGCGGCTACGAGGGGCTGGGTTTCTCGACGGTCAGCCCCGACGCCGCCTGCCGGCGGGCCTGCTACTGGGGCCAGCGCCGCGTGCGTGAGATCGGCACGGCCTGGTGTCCGCTGCGTCGCGGCTGGGTCGCCGTCGTTCGGTACGAGTGAGGGCAACCACATGAGCAAGAAGAAGCCAGCGAAGAAGTCGGTTCCGTTTCCTCCGCCGGTGCCGGCCACTTCGGACATCGCCGTAGACGTCGCCTTCAGCGAGTTCCACGTCGCCCTCGACAGCCTGCGTTCGCGGATCGCGAATCTTGAACAAGAGGTCGAGTTCCTGCGTCAGCAGAAGCAAAAGTCATTCTGGAGCCTTTTCGGAGGATAGGCATGGAAGCCGCTCTGCACGTCTGGTTCAACGTCGCCACCGTCCTCGTCTTGGCAGGGGCGGTGACGTATGCCACGTTGATTCCGTACATGACGCGGGGTGACGAATGATCCACGACCCGCACCCAGTCTCCGACGTCCCCAGCGCTCTGCTCTACCTCGACTTCTTGGTGAGGTTCAGCCAGGCCGACAGCATGACGAACAGGAACTGGGCCGGCATCGCTGCGGTCATCCGCGACCTGACGCGACGGCTCGAGGAGCAGGCTCTCGCCAATGAACGAGAAGAGGCGAGGGCCGGCAAATGACCACCACCGCAAAAACCGACAACCAGATCATCGCCGCGTGCTCGCCGTACACGAAGACGAGCCGCGAGCGGCTTCTGGCCTTGATCTCGGCGACTCGTCGAATCTGCGACTTAGGCGTCATCGGCGACATCGTCGAATGCGGCGTCTGGCGTGGCGGCAGCATGATGGCTGCGGCAATGGTGCTGGCTGAGGCGGGCGAGAGCCGCATGATTCACCTGTTCGACACGTTCGACGGGATGCCGCCGCCGGGGGCCGAGGACATCGACCTCGCCGGCAGCGCCGCCGCCGGCCTGCTTGCGTCCCAGGACAAGGCGACCGGCGACGTCTGGTCGGCCTGCCCGGCCGAGGAGGTCGAGCGGAACATGGCATCGACGGGGTATCCGCACTGCCGGCTCGTCGCCGGCATGGTGGAGGACACCGTGCCGGCCGAGGCGCCGGAGTCGATCGCCGTGCTACGGCTGGACACCGACTGGTACGCATCCACGAAGCACGAGCTTGAGCATCTCTATCCGAGGCTCGTCTCAGGCGGCGTCTTGATCATCGACGACTACGGTCATTGGCGTGGCGCCAAGAAGGCCGTGGACGAGTATTTCGGCGGCAGCCTGCGATTCGACGAGATCGACTACACGGGGCGGATCGCTATCAAGCCATGACCATCCTCTCATACCTCGCCGCGAAGCGAACCGAGTCGCACGCCGACCGGCATCCGAAGCACGCCGCGATCCGCAGCGATTGCGACGATCTCGGCATGGTCGGCGAGGTCGAGTTCGGCAAGTTCTCCGGCGTCTGTCCCGACTTCGCGTTTGACCGCAAGAACGGCGACGGCGGCATCGACTTCGTCATTCCTCTGCTCTACACGGTGGACGTCAAGACGACTGAGCCTGGGAGGAATCTGATTCACAGGCTCGACAAGCCGGTGGCCGCCGACATCTACGTCCTGGCGTATGCGGACGGGAATCAGGGCGAGCTGGTTGGCTGGGTCTGGGGCAAGCAGCTTGCGGCTGCCGAAGTCCGCGACCTCGGCCACGGCATCGACTCAAGGTTCATGCGGCGCGAGGCGCTGCGGCCGATGGAGGAGCTTGGCTCACGTCTTTTGAAGCTCAGATAGGAGGTCTGGAAGTGGTTGCAAGGAAAAAGTCATCAAAGTCGTTGCTGGACTACTACGTCACTGCGGCGATCATCGCCGTCAAGCTGGACGTTGGCATCGAATACGCATTCAGGAAGTACGTCAAGCCGCACATGCCGACGGACGGCGGCATTCAGCCATTCAGCCTTGAGCAGATTGAAATGATGAAGCAGGCAGGGGTTTTTCAGTAGTGATTGCACCGATAGTTCGGACACGGCGGCAGCCACCGTGCATTGGTAGAACGCGGCATTAATAGCCGAAACGCGGGTTCGACTCCCGCTCGGGGCGTTTTGATGAGGACGAAGACCTATCTCGACGAATTGCGTGGGCAGGTTCGTGGCAACGCGAGGCTTCGGCGGAAGCTCAATTCGTCGAAGAGGCAGGCGTCCGGCTACAGGTATCACATTGCCATGCTCGTGACGCTGCTCGACCGCGTCGGCCTCGGCGATCACCCGGAGACGAAGAGCGCGGCGAATTCGATTGGCTGGGGGAGGGCGAAGTGAGCCACTGCATCATCACCGGCGACTGCATCGAAGGTCTGCAAACGCTTGACAAGCACAGCGTCGATCTCGTCGTCACCGATCCACCGTACAACATCGGCATCGACTACGGCTCTGGGGCGAAGGCCGACCGCCGGCCCGACTATGACCTCTGGTGCCAGCGGTGGATCGGCGGGTGCTACCGGGCGCTCAAGTCAACAGGCTCCATGTGGATCATCAGCGGTCAGGAATACGGCGCCTTCATCGACATCGCGATGCAGAACGCCGGCATGACGATGCGAAACCGCATCACATGGCACGAGACGTTCGGCGTCTACTGCCACAAGAAATTCGGCCGGTGCTCCAGACCCATCTACTACGCTGTGAAGGGCGCGAAGAATTTCACGTTCAACGCCGACGCCGTGACGGTGCCGTCGTCTCGCCAGGAGAAGTACGGCGACAAGCGGGCAAACCCTGCCGGCAAGATCATGGGCGACGTGTGGCAGGTCAATCGCGTCTGCGGCACATTCCGCGAGCGAGTGAAGGGCGTGCCGACGCAACTGCCAGAGGAGCTTGTCGAGCGGATCATCCGCGTCTCGAGCAACCACGGCGACACGGTGCTCGACCCGTTCGCCGGCTCCGGCACCGTCCCTGCCGTTGCCGCCGGCCTGGGGCGAAGCGCGATCGGAATTGATCTCAACCCAGAGTACGTCTACATCGCCGCGAGGCGGGTTGAGCAAGCGATTGATGCGAAGCGACAACTGGAGGCTACGGCATGAGCTATCCAGTCGCGACTCAGTTTGTCTACTTGCTATACGCGGCTGGCTTTGTGAAGGTCGGCCGATCAAATAATGTCCAGTCACGAATCCGACAGATTCAGTGCGGCTGCCCGTCAAGGATTGATCCGATCGTTGCGCTCGGAAAACTGCCGCCGAGCACCGCGGCATCGCTTGAGAGCGAACTGCATTTTCAAATGCGCAAGGTCCGCAGTCACGGCGAGTGGTTTTCATGCACCGCAGAGCAGGCCATAGCCATGCTTGCTGTTTATGGGGTCACGTTCATTGGGTGCAAGTTCTTCACCTTTGATAACGAGTACGCCGAGCTTGTTAAGCGATGCGTTGACAGGGAGCGTGCGTGCCGTGGGTGGGACTCTAGGGACAAAAGCCTTCAAGACGCCGCCGTCGCCGAGGTGAAAGCTCTGCTTGAGCAGTTCCCAAGCCCAAAGGAGGAGGTTGCGAGGATTTTGGAAAAACTTCCTCCAGTCAGCATTCCGCCTGTAAGAAAGCTTACACCCAAAATCGCTGCCAAGGAGCCTGCTTTAACATGAACTGCACCATCCAATTCGCCACCGACTTCCTTGACTCCGGCGCCGCCGAATACGTCCGCGACCATCTGACGAAGCCAGGCAGCGACTTCCAGCGGAAGCTGGACTCCTGGCTCTTTGACTCATCCGAGCCGACGGAGGCCGACGGCTACATCGCCCTGGTCGAGGATCAAGGCGAGATCATCGGCTGGGCCAGGACGGAGAAGTGGGTCGAGGACTTTGCCAATCGGTGGGACACGCTGGAGGCGTTCGTTCACAAGAATTACCGCCGCCGCGGCATCGCCGCCTTCGCCGCCTCGGGGCTGTATTCGGCACTGTTCGCCGGCTATGGCGACTCGGTCGCCGTCTTCCACCCGCACATGCTGCTCGTCGCCCGACGGGCCGGGTTCTATCCGACCTTATTCAAGAAAAGAAAGTGCGTGAGATGGGAGAGGCAGTGACTCCAGACCCCGCGGTCGTGTCGGCCCGCGTGGCCGCATTCAGGCACTTCTGCAACGCGACCGGCGAGACGCTCGATGAGTTCATCGCCGAGATGCAGCTCCAGAAGAAATCTGAGATCGTCGTGGCCGCCAGCCACCTGAAGGACTCGCTTGAGGTGTTCACCAGAGTCTGCGAGCGGCGGCTCCTCCAGGGCGACGATCTCTAGCCGATTAGTCTTGACCTTGAGCCTACAGAAACGGATAACTACCGCCATGCAACGACGAGGATTTCTCCAGAGCTTGTTCGCAGCCGCAGCCGGCCTTTCGGCTGTCGGCGCATCCGCCTCCGTCGCCACCTCTCCGAAGCCGGCGCTGACGCTGCCGCCGCCGGCTGCGGCGATTAAGACGCCTAAACGCCGCAAGAAGAAGCCACCTGTCCCGTCTGCCGTAGACGAGGCAATCGACCTGCTCAAGCAGTGCCGCGTGGTGTCGATGGATCAGTATTGGCACGTCAGCGACATCCCGATGATGAGCGTCCGCTACGCCTACGCCGGCAAGGACTTCGAGAAGTCCGATCTGGATCGGCAGGTCGCGAAGATCGTCGAAAACGCGAAGCCGCGCAGCATCGAAGTAAGCTGCATGGCCGACTACACCGACCTCGACCATCTCGGGGCCGACGGCGAGTGGCGTTTGATGTCGGTGCCGACGCCTGGCCGGTACGAGATTCTCGTCGAATGGATGGGGGTGAATCTGTGAACGACTCCGACACCATCGGCGCTGTCCTGACCGCGACGGTTCTGGGCCTCGCTGGCGCCGTCGTCCTGTTTCTCGTCAGTGCCGCGGCCGCCCAGTATTTCTGGCGTGGCTCGGTGGCGTCGGCGTTCACTGTGAGCGAATTGTCCTTCGGCGAGGCGTGCTCGCTGGTGGGTTTGTGCTGGGTTCTCTTCGGCCTGCGGCCGAGCAAGTAAACAAGGAGGTTTCCGATGATGATCAAGGAGCGATATTTCGACGCCCGCGAGGTGACTCGTCTCTGGCATTCGCCGATGACGAACGACCGCATCTGCCAGAGGCTCGGCTGCTCGAACAGCCAGCTTTACATCCTGGCCCGCAGGCTGAAGCTGCCCAATCGGGGCCAGGTAAAGGTCGAGGACGGTGAGCGCGCCCCCGGCGACCCCGACGAGGAGCTGATCCGCCATCGGGCTGCGAAGATTCAGGCATCGTGGACACCCGAGGTCGCCGAGCGTCGGCTCGTCGGCAAGAACGGTCGGCCGCAGATGAAGAACTACGCCTTCGACGGGCGTCACGTCGCCTTCGCGGAGTGCGGCTTGCCGTAGACCCTACTTGCCAAAAGAAAGCACGATCGTCGCGAAAGTCATCGCGACGGCAAAGGCGGCTGGATGGTGGGCAGGGAAGCTCCACGGCAATGCGTTCGGCATCGCCGGGATGCCCGACGTGATGGCGATCCGCGGCGGGAAGGTGGCTTTTTTGGAGTGCAAGGTGCCGGGCGAGGAGCCGACCAAGGTTCAGCGGCACCGGATGCGGCAACTGGCCGACGCCGGGGCCGCCGTGACGTGGGTGACCAGTGCCAGCGAGGCACGGGCGTTTCTGGAGAGCGTGAGATGACCGACTACCGCCGCCACGCCTCGTTCTTTGAGACGCACCAGATGTCGATGGATCGGCGGCACGCAGTGGCGATCGGGAAGTTCCTGCGGCAGTGCAAGGGCATCAGCGAAGTCGTCGAAGTCGGCTGCTGCTTTGGCGTCTCGACGGCCGAGGTGCTCGCCGCGGCCGACGAGATCGACGCTCACGTCGTGCTGATCGACCCCGTGCATCAGCCCAGCCTGAAGGCGATGGTGGCCGAGGCACCGCCGAAGCGGGTGTCGCTCTGCGAAGGCACGAGCGCCGAGCTGCTGGCGAAGTATTTGACGGCCGAGAGCGTCGTGATTTTGGACGGCGATCACAGCATGGCCTGCGCCGACATCGAATCGGACATCTGCTACGAGGTCGGCCCGCGGGCCATCATCCTCCACGACGTGACGAACCGCGATCCCGGCTGCGAAGGCCCGTGCTGGTTCATGCACCTCTTCCAGAAGGTCGGCTACCGCGTCGCCATCGACTGCCTGCCGCGGCCGGGGCAGCGGACGCACCGCGGCCTCGCGATCCTCTGCCGCGACGTCAACGACCACATGAGGGCCATCGACGCATGCGCAAGTGCCTAGCCACCTTCGGATTCGGAGACGACGCCGCGGCCCTCTTGCGGCTGGCGTTGCCGACGCACCTCCGCTACTGCGAGAGGCACGGGTATGACCTCGTCGTGCCGCAGATGCCGGCGGTCGGCCGGTTTCCGAAGGTCTGGGGGCGGCCGGCAAGCTGGTTCAAGGTCGCCCTGATTCACAGCCTGCTCGACTCCTATGACGTGGTCTTGTGGCTCGATGCCGACGTGGCCGTGATCCGCCACGACACCGACATCATCGAAGAGGCGACGGACGCGCCGATGCACATGGTCGTGCATCACACAGAAGACGGTGCGGTGCCGAACTGCGGCGTCTGGCTCGTTCGGAGGCAGGCGAAGCAGTTCCTCGACAACCTCTGGGAGGCGCCTGAGTTCATGCGGTCTGGCGGCTGGTGGGAGCAGGCAGCCGTGATCCACGCCCTGGGCGGCGACCCAGACGCGACTCCGGTGGCGGTGCCGCCGGGGCCGCTCTGGGCCGAGTTGCCCTACGAGTGGAACCCGCACAAGCGCGACCCTCGCGGCATCCCGCGGGCTGCGAGGTTCTTTCACGCGACGATGTTCGACGACCGTTTAGCAGCAATGAAGGGGGCGATTCATGCCAGTCAGTCGGCCTGAAGAATTCTGGCCCGTCGAGGACGGGTATCAGGATCAATACGACCGCTACGTCGGCTACGGGGCCGAGGAGGCGGAGCGGTCGAAGGTGGCAATCGTCGCCATCGCCAGAAACGCGCTGCCATACGGCATGAATACGCTCGGCCTCATCGACGAGCTGGCGGCGAAGTTTCAGGAAGCGAAATTCTACTGCTTCGAGAACGACTCCAACGATGACACCGCCAAGGTGCTCGACGCCTTCGCGGCCACCAGGCCGTGGGTGACGATCGAGCACGACACGCTCCTGCGGCCAGACTACCGCGGGTTCGAGGAGCAGCGGACGGTGGCGCTGGCCGAGTACCGCAACCGCTGCCGCCTCTGGGTGGAGCATCACGCCCCGGATGCCCAGTACGTCATCGTCTTGGATATGGACCCGCACGGCGGCTTTTCAGTCAATGGCGTGCTCAACAGCATCGGCTGGATGCGGGAATACCAGAGCCGGGTGCAGCGGACCTGCGAGGTCGGCTGCATGGCGAGCTACTCGCTGTTCGTCCGCCAGAATGACGAAGGGCAAACCGAGATCGCCCACTATGACGCCTACGCCGCGCGGCTCTCGTGGTGGGAGGATCGGCGCGAAAAGACGGGCCAGGCGTGGTTTCACGCCCTCCTTCCGCCGGTCGGCGGCGACCCGATCCCGATGTATTCGGCCTTCGGCGGCCTCGCCGTCTACAAAGCCGAGGCGTTTCGTCACTGCCTGTACGGCGGCGGCGACTGCGAACACGTCGTGGCACATAAGGCCATGCGGCAGGCCGGCTACGGCTTGTGGCTCAATCCCGGCTGCCGCTACGTCGCGATTCTCCCAGAGGAACCGTGAAGCTCACCGCCAACCAAAAACGGGCTTTGCGCAGGCTCTGGGATGAGAATTTGACGCTGGACGAGATCGCGAGCGATCTGACGTTCAGTACGTACGAGTGGTCGCTGAAAGGCGAAGTCGCCGAAGTCGAGGAATTCGACGTGCCGGCGGTGCTGCGGGCGGCGATGTTTCTCTGCCTCGGCCCCCGGCCCGACGTGCCGCCGCCGCCGTCGCCGGAAGAGATTCGGCTGGCCGCCGCAGGCATCCGCGCGGGGTGGACGCAGGCCGAGCGGGAAGCCCGGCTCAAGAACGCCTGGGGTGGTACACTAGATAGTGCTACTGGAGTGAACAACAGTGCTGGCGGAAGTACGGCTCGTGATCGCGCCGAAGGAGATGCGGCTGATCCTCAAGAATGGTGATGACATCATCGAGGATGAGCTGTGGAAGGCTCCACGCGCGATCAGTCGGACGGAGGCGAAGCAGGCGGCGCGGGCCGCATTCGACGATTGGTACGATTTCATGAACCACTGCGTACATGGCGATGCCGCCGAATGAAGATGAAATCTCGATCCAGTGGATCGGCGACGACTCGCCCCCGCTGATGAATTTGGTGCCGGAGGCACCGCCCAGCCATTGGGGCAAGATCACGAGCCAAGGACGGACGTGTTCTGCGGAATATCTGCGGTTTTTGCAAGGAGGCTCGAAATGTCAGAAGACCAACTGCCCGAAGAGTTCGGCGCGGGACTGCCGCTGCTCGAGAAGCTGAAGCTCCTCGCCGAGTGGTCGCCGCTCCTCGCCAGGATGCAGGCCATCCTCTCGGCCGACACGCCGCACGCACGGGCGGTCGCTGTCATCGACACCCTCCAGTGGGCCGCAGGCAAGAGCGGCACGCAGGTGGACGACGAGGCTCTCGAGCACCTTGAGGCCGTTCTCAAGTCGCCGGAGGGCCAGGCGTTCTTTAACTGGGTCGTCGCCAAAATCGACGGTGCGCTGTGAGCCTACAGGTCGCGTCTATTCTGGTGGCCGCTGGCGTCCTGCTCTGGGTGTTCCGCGGCGACCTCTGGTATGTCGCCGAGTCGGTGATCGGGCGGGCGTTCTCCGACGATCACGATCACGCCCCGGCGAAGCGGCGCGGTCCGACGTATCAAGAGGCGATGCTCAACCTGGCTGACGTGCGGCTGCGGCTCGTCGAAACGTCGGCGTTGTCGAAGGACGCGACCGAGGCCATTGAGACGTTGACGCTGGCGCTGCTGGCGGGGAGCGACAAGTGACCAAGTTCGCAGGAATTGCCGTGGCTGCGGTGCTGCTCGTGTTCGCGTGGCGGGGGTCGGAGCTGAACGTCCAGTGGCCGCCGCTGCCGGTGTCGGCCATCAAGGTGCCGAAGCCAGAGCCAGAGCTGATGAAGCTCGCCGCCGACGTCGGCAAGATTCTGCCCAAGATGACGCCCAGCGACCGGCGGTATCTGGCTCACTTTTATGACGCGATGGCGTTCGTCCTGCTCCGCGACGGCGACCGCGACAAGCCGATCATCTCGGATACCGAGAAGTTCTCCGCGTTCCACGGCGGCAGCCTGCGTCTGGCAATCAACAAAAGCGACGTCGGCAAATACGACGGCCTCGGCGAGGCCATTGATATGGCGTTCGTCAAGGCCAACGGCGCTGACGTCGTGAAGGTGGACGAAAAGGTGCGGCGAAATCTGGTCGTCGCCTGCGGCGTGCTCTCGTGGACGTTCAGCATTCATGGCGAATGAATTCGATCCGCTGAGTGCGTATTCCGCCGGCCTCGTCGGCTGCCGTGCTAACCCACGCGCCGACGAGATGTTCGCGGATTACATAATCCGTCACGGCGGCGACCCCGACGGCGGCAATATCGCCCATGAATGGGAGTTCGCCGGCAAAGGCGAGGGGAAGCTGACGCTGCTGTTTCCGAAGGTGATGGAAGTATTCCCTGAGTGCTTCCCAGGCCCGGCACAGTTGACCGGCGACTGCGTCGCTCGAGCAGCCTCGAACTGTTTGCTGACGTCGCTCGGCATGGAGATCGCCGAAGGCAAGCCTGACGAGGTGACGGGTCGCGCCGAAGGCCCGCCTGAGTTGCCGGAGGCCGGCATCCGAGCGGGGGTTGTCGCTTCTGAAAGCCTGTGGGCTTGGCGTGGATATTCTGGGGATGGCTGGGTCTGTTCGGAGGCGGCGAAGGTCGCGTCGGAGCAGGGCTTCTTGATTCGGAAGCCATATCAGAACCTCGGCATCGACCTGACGAACTACACGAACCAAACGCTCCAGCTCGGCGGTGCTCGCAAGCCGAGCGACAAGTGGCTCGAGGAGAGTAAGAAGCACGTTGCCAGAACCGCGACGTTCGTTCGTGGCCGCGAGCAGGTGCGTGACTTCCTCGCCGCCGGATATGGCGTGTTTAACTGTTCGGCGTTGGGCTTCGAGCGGACGAGAAACGAGGACGGATTCAGTCGCGTCACGACGGTCTGGCATCATGCGCAACTCTTCCACTCGTATGACGACCGGCCAGAGACTGTGAAGAAATACGGCCAGCCGCTGGTGGGGTGGCAGAATTCATGGGGAAAAAGCTGGAACTCCGGCCCGCGCCGCGTCCGCGGCACCGACATCGACATTCCGCACGGCGCCTTCTGGGCGTTGGCGAGCACGATCGACCGCTGCCAGTGCATCGCGCTATCAAGCGTCGCCGGCTGGCCTCGTCGGAAGCACACCACCTACGGGGCGACGGGGAACATATGAGAACCGTCGTCTTCGCCGCCATCGTGATGATCGGCGGCTGCACCATGCCGCCGGCCGATACGAGCGACATCGAGCCGCTCATCGCCGTCACCGGCTACTACTCAATCCTTGCAGCCGAGGCCGATAAGGCCGCACCGAAGCCCCTGTCGGACGTTTGCGAATCGTGCCACGGCAGCGGGGTCGTGGGCGATGTAAGCCAAGTCCGAATGACCTGCACCGATTGTGGCGGCACCGGGAAGAAAAAGAAGAGCGTGCTCGTCGCACCGCCGGCGCCTCCGGCCTCCACGATCCGCGTATCACCCACTTGCACGAGCGGCACATGCACGACGCGCACTATCGTCCGTTGAAAGACTACGTCGCCCGCCGCGGCGGCTTCCGTCTTGCCATGCACGGTGGCCTGCGCGACTCCATCGTCGAGCAGATCGTCGCCGACTGGCCGACCGACTGCCCGCTCGAGCAGGTCGAAGACGTCGTCCGCGCCCGCATCCGCCTGAAGGCTAGGAAGCGTTACGGCAGCGTTCTCGGAATGATCGTCTTGTCGGCGTTTATCAACGTGATCGTGAAGCTCGTCATCGAATGGTGGTTCTCGCGGAACAGCCATCGCGTTCTCATGGCCGGGTGGGCCAAAAATGCCTCGGCGAATCCCGACGTTTAGGCCACGACGGCGGCTCGTCGAGCGGCGGCCCAACTCAGCCCAGCGGGGCTACGGCACGGCCGCGTGGCAGCGCACCAGGCTCGCCGTGATCGCCCGCGACGGGGGTGTCTGTCAGTTGTGTTTCAAACTGGTGCAGGGTGACGACAGAGACGCCCATATAGATCACATCAAAGAGAAGGCCGACGGTGGTGGCGACGAGCTTGAGAATCTGCGGCTCGTCCACCGCTCCTGCCACTCGCGTCGCCACGCTTTGGATCGGCTGCGCTAGCCCTGCTGCGCCTTCCGCCGATTCGCCGCCTTCGCCGTTCCGCCGGCCGCCCCCCAGGTCTTCACCATCGCCTGATGCGTCTCTGAGTAGTAGGGGAAATAGTTCGCCTTGATCAGGTCGAGCTTGTTCCGCAGCACGAGCCTCTTGCCGAAGAGCATCGTCGTGACGGTGTCGATGCCGACGCGATGAAAGCAGCGGTACAGTGCCCGCCGGTTGCAGCCGACGGCCTCGGCGGCCTCGTCGATCGTCAGATACTGGCTTGTGTCTATTTTGCTCATCGTCGCACGACTCCTATCACGCTGTCTCCCAGTTCGGTCAATGCCGCGGCCACGCGCCGCAGCGGTCGGTCAGGTTCCACTGGTTGCCACGCAGGGGGCTGCGGCTGCGGCCACGCCGGCATGGCTTGAAACTGCACATTCGTTGGCACGGTCGGGGGTGCCGGTGCCGCCGCCGGCCGCTCTGCGAAGACCTCGCGGAGCAGCACGGCGACGATCACGACGAGCACGGCTCGCCAGGTGTCACGGGCTAGGTCAATCATACGCTCACGACCTCCTCGCGGGCAACGCGGGCGGCGGCCTGCTCGCGGAGCTTGGCGACAAGGGCGAGCGTCGGCGCCGCCTCGGCCTCCAGGCGGTCGGCGCACCAGAGTTCGGCGGCTTCTCGCGTCTGGTGCATCGACTCGCAGGTGATGAACGGGTGCGTCCAGTGCCGCGTGCCGTGCTCGTTCTCGAACAGCATCCGGTCATCCTCGCGGGCAATGATCGTCACCTCATCGACGTGGGCGCGAGGCTCGCCGCGGTCGCCGACGAACGCGATCGCCTTGAACATCTTCTCACCTTCCATGCTTCGATCCTCCTGCCGCTCGTTTCTCCGGTCGGGGGCGTCCATCGCCCCTGCCGGCGGCCAGCGTCCGCGGCGTAACGCTGGCCTGTAGGTTATCCGTACTGCTGACCTGTAGGCAATTACTCGTCTTTGGGCTTCCGTTTCTTGAGCCTGCGGCGCAATTCTCGTTTCGCCGCCCGGCGGGCCTCGAGCTGGTCGATGGCGGCCTGCGCGACCCTGTTAAAGGCCGCTCGAGCCTCGTCTTCGGAGCAGATGCCCTGCCGCACCAGCAGCGTGAGCCAGCCGGCCTCGTAGGGGGTGACGCGGTTGGTCATTTCTTGGCTCCCTTCCGTTTCGCCGGACGGGCCTTCGCCGCCCCCAGGCACTCGATCACCTCGCAGCCCTCGGCCACGGCCCGCTTCTGCCAGGCCGCCGCCTGCCGTGCCGACCGGAACTCGACGATATCGACGAGATCGCTCTCGCCGGCCCGCTCGGGCAGCCGCCAGAAGAACACGACGCCCTCCTGCCGCAGCGGCTTGCAGTGGCAGCCCTTCGCCTTGAGCTTCTTCGCCTTCGCCGCGGCATCGCGGTGCCGGTGGAACCGCTCCACCTCGTCGCTCGCAGGATCACGCTTCGTGAGCGGCTCCCAGTCACCATCGTGCCGCCGGCCATGCTCGCCGGCGACGTCGGACAGAATCCAGTAGATCATCGGTCGCCTCCATTCTGGTCGTCAAGCATCCGCCGGCGGATGCCGGCGGCGTACTCGTCGGTCTTTTTCTGGCCCATGCCAACTCCAACGAACGTCACGCGATCACTGACTGCCGCACTGGCCGGCTTCCTGCCGGCGATCGCCAGAGCCTCCACGGCGCCATCCAGCGTGCTCTGGGCAGTAAGCGCCCGAAGTACGCTGTCTCCGTCATCCGCAACCTTGTCGGTGTAGCGATACGGGCGATACGGCATGAACGTGCCGCCCGCCGTGTTCTGAACGCGCACCTCACCCACCGCGGTGCCGTCAAGCTTGACGATCCACCGCTCCTCGCCAGGAACTTTTCGCCTCGTGACTCGCATCGTCTTCTCTCCTCTGGTTTCGCCGCTCGGGGGGCGGCAGTGTGAATCAGACCGTATAGAACTCGTCATCCTCGCCGCGGAGGCCGCGGCCGTCGTCGAACAGCTCTTTGCCCGTGGCGATTTGGTAGAAGCTGGGGTCGTGAGCGTTCCGGTTCTTCGCCGCAAGCGCGGTCGCCTCGGCGTAGGTGCTCGCCTCGGCCTCGACCTGCGTCGTGCCGGCCCAGTAGACCACTCGCACGGCCGCCGGAGCGGCAGACCGATACACCTTGAACTTCACGCCGCCGAACTCAAGGACAGCGAACTCGGTGCCGTCCGGCAGGTCGGCGGCTCCCGTCCACCGCAGGGTCGCGGCCTCGATCATCTCAGCCTCTTGATAAGAGGCGCTGACGGCCGCTCCGTTCTCGCGCTGAATCGTGTAGTCCATCGTCGTTCTCCTCGTCTCTAGTGTTTAGGTTTCCACGCTCGGGGCCGCGTCGGCCCGCCCGTCGCCCCCGTGCCAGCGTTTCGCCGGGCGGGGGTTGCGGGCGGGTCGTCAGGGCATATTCTCGCGGCCGGCGTAGACTCGCTCGCCGTCCGGCGCCATCGTGCTCTCGATCCACAGCCACGCGCCGTCGATGCCCTCAATGTGCGAGATCAGCGAGCCAAGGTCATGCACTCCGGCCACGCCCTCGCCGGCCGCCCAGGCCACCGCAGCGGCGTCGGCGTCGGGGGCCGTGACGGTCGTTGTGCCGGCGTCGGTGCGGATCGTCCACTCGTACACCGCTTCGCCGGTCACCCACTCGCTGACATCCGGCAGGATGCCGTTCTGCGGCTCGAACACGCCGCCCGTGATCGTCGCAGCCTCGATGCTTTGCTCGCCGTCGCTGCGATCGTGCGAGCGACGGTAGAGCGTGCCGCTCTCCCAGTCGGCGGCGTAGGTCACGTCCACAATCTGCCCCGCATCGCGCGGGAGCTGGTGCCAGGTCAGGTTTTCGTGCGTCATCATCGTCATCCCCTTTTCCTTCTCGTTCCCCCATCCGGGGGTCTGGTGAAATCATCGCTCAATCGCACCGCCCAGGCAACGAGCCGGGGCGGCAGTCGTCAGACGGGGCAGTAGTCCCCGAAGCACTCCACAAAAAACTTGATCTCGTCGTTCGCCAGCCCCTCGGCCACGAGCCGGCGAGCCGACTCCATCGTGATGCAGTCCTCGTAGCCGATCATCCGGCCAGAGGCGTCGAACAGGTCGTGCTCGCAGTAGCCGATCCAGTCGAGCTGGTGCAGGCACTCGACGTCATCCAGCCAGTCGAACGTCTCCCGCGTCAGCGGGCACCGGCCAGCCTCCGCACAATCCTCGTAAAACCGTTTCATGGCTCCCATCGTCGCGTTCCTCCACTCGGGGGTAGTGCTCGTTTCCACGTTCGGGGCGACGTCGCCCCTGCTTTGTATCGTCACTGACTGTGCTAACTCTAGACTTAATTACGCCAGTAGTCAATTCGTCTTGCGCGCCGCCGGAATTTTTTTCAGCCGCCGCACGCGATACGGGCGAGCCACGAGGCCCGGCACCGCCGACCGCCGGCGGCCCTCGACGTGCAGCAGCGCCCAGCCCTCGCGGCCGTAGCCCAGCAGATACACGCGGCTCCGCTGCCGCACGACCTCCACCAGGCGGAAGGTGCCGCGGGCAGCCATCGGCACGCGGCGGCCGTCTGCAAGGCGGTAGTAGGGGCCGCCGGCCACGCGGAAGACGTCGCCGGGGGCGAGCGCGATGCGCGGGGAGAGCTGGTAGGTTTCTGCGGTCGGGGTCATTCGTTGCCCCCCCAGCCAGCGCAGTAGGGGTCGTCGATCGGCTCTGCGTCGTCACCCAGGCGAACCTCGGCCACGAACTCCTCCTCGCCTCGGCCGCCCTCGTCGCAGCGGTAGAGGCATCCGCCGTCGCCCTCTTCGGCGCCCTCGTCGAGCAGCAGCTCGCGAACGTAATCGCGGGCGGCATCGTCGGTGACGGCATCGAAGCGCTCGTCGTCGCCGCCGCGGTCGAATCTGATCAGATAGCTGGGCATCGTCTGGTTTCCTCGGTCGGGGTTTCCATCCACGGGGCAGGCTCGTCGCCGGCATCCCCCTCGCCGCCGGCCGCAGGCGCCGGCGGGACCAGGGGCGGCCGGGTCAGTCGTTCGCGCCGGCGAACCAGTCCTCGGGATCGGTTCCCTCGGGGCATGGGCCGGGATACTCGGGCCACGCCGCGGCCAGGAAGTCGGCCGCGGTGATGTTCGGCTCGTCGCCGCTCGGCACGATCTTCGGCACGAGGTAGCCGTCGCCGCCGTATTCCGTCGCGGTCACCAGCTCCTGCGCCTCGGCGAGGGTGGCGAACCGCGCATCCTCCAGGCCGTCGTCGGCGCCGTTCGTCTCGAGTCGGTAGCTCTTCGGGGTCGTGTTCATCGTCTCGTTTCCTCTATCGGGGTTCTCGGGTTTCCACGGTCCAGGGTGGCCGGCACCGCGCCGGCCACCTTAGTCGTCTTCTGTAGCCTCACGGGCATCGGCCCAGGCCGCAGGCCATGCCGACGGCATCGGCCACCATGCGCTCACTGGGCAGCGGGGCGTGCCCCATCGTTTCCCGGTAGAGCTGCCCGTTGGCGGCGTGGCGCTCCAGGCCGGCGAGCATCAGAGCGCGCCGCAGTGTGGCCGGGATCGTATGCCACTGGAACCGCTCCAGGCCGCGGCGGATGCGGCGGCAGACCTCGACCGCCGACTCGGCACAATGCAGGCGATCGACCAGGCGATCGACGCCGGCGCGGTCGGTTTCATAAATCGCCATCACGGGCATGCGACCGACTCGGGAGATCATGCCGGGCACGGGCCGGGCATCGACGAGGGCGGCCGTTATTCCCTCGGGCAGCGCGAATGCCCGCGGCTCCTCCTGCCGGCTCCTGCGAGCCGCCGCGGCGGCCGCTCGGCTCCGGCTGGCATCATCTTCCGGCGAGCCGGGCGCGGGCCGCAGACGGGCCGCGGTGGCCGTGATCTCGCGACGGGTATCGTGCGTGAGGCAGGCAAACTTCCGGCGGCGATCGTATCGGGTCGGCAGCTCGCGCAGCACCGTGACGCGGGCCAGGCGGCCGCCGACCTTCACGACCGCCACCATCCCGATTTTGATTTCATTCTGTTTCATCGTCGCGTTTCCTCTTACGGGTTCCGGGTTTCCGCGCTCCGGCCACGCTGGCCGGAGCGTAATCGTCAACAGTATGCTCTAGCCTTGAAAGTCTGCGAGGTAGGCTACCTCATCGGCCAGCTCGGCCGCGGTGAGCGCGTCGAAGTTCTCGACTTCGACGGTGGCGTCGAGGCCGGCGGTGCGGTATTCGCGGGCGAGCGCCACGCGGGCGGCGTGCAGGTCGTGCATGGGGGCGCCGATCGCCGCATGGGTACCGTTGCTCACGATCTCCGGCATCGTGCCGCCGGGGTTGGATGCCGCCATCCTCCGGCGGAATGCATCGACGGCCGCGGCGTCATTCGTCACCCATACGCCACGCGGGCGCCCGCCGATCCATTTCCACCCCAGCGCGACCATTTCACGCCGGGTCGAATATGCACGATCGACCATCCAGCTATACCGCCACCGCGGCTCGCAGGTCGAATCGCCACACTGGCAGCCGCCGCGGTCAGCCTGTTCCCAAATTTTCATCGTCGCGTTTCCTCTTACGGGGTTCTCGTTTCCACGGCCGGGGTTTCCCGGCCACGCAGTAAGAATAGCATCGTCACTTGCAGAGTCAAGCCTAAAATCTATTTCTCGTTTTCTTCGCGGGTTTCTACGATCGGGGGTCGAATGGACATTTGGTAGCGTGAGAATTTCCGGGTTTTCACGGTCGGGGTTGCTACGGTCGGGGTTCTGGTTGCTACGGTCGGGGTTGCTACGGTCGGGGGCAGACCGCAGCCAGGGTGCAGCCGACGACGTCGGGCGATCGATCGAGCCGGCCCAGCTGGCAGACCGCAGCCAGGGTGCAGCCGACGACGTCGGGCGATCGATCGAGCCGGCCCAGCTGGCAGACCGCAGCCAGGGTGCAGCCGACGACGTCGGGCGATCGATCGAGCCGGCCCAGCTG